AGCGAAAGCTTTAAAGTCATGCAGGCTCTGAGGCGCAAGCCTCAGGGCTTGTATTTTTTATATTAATTTAAGAAATATAAACGAACATAACCATCACCACCGTTACCACCGTTACCACTTGAAAAAGTAGTTGATGCTGTACCACAGGCTCCCCCACCGCCACCTCCTCCACCAGGCTGTGCACCTGTACCCCCATTACCCCCGTTAATAGCAGTATTAGATGCACTTCCTCCACCACCACCTCCACCTCCTAACAACATCATGGAAGGTTGCGAGACTGCAGAAGCATTATTAGCATTTCCCCCTGACCCTGTACCGCCTGTGGCACGAGAAACATGAGTTCCGGCTATAGCAAAACCTCCTATACCACCTGCTCCGCCTGAACTTCTAGTTGCAAACCCAGGACCTGTAGTGACTCCACCTCCTCCTGCCCCTCCTGCAGCTCCAATAGCAGAATTAAAAGCATCATCGGCACCGGATGAACCAGTAGAACCTGCAATACCATTTGAGCTAGCTCCTACAGTACCAGGAAAACCAGCAGTATTTGTAGTATTGCCACCACCGGCACCTCCAGCTTGTGAATCTGAACTTGTACCTCCGCCTCTACCTGCATTACCACCTGCAGCAAATGCAATGGTAACAGCATTAACTGTTACAGAAGAGGAACCTCCGGATGAACCATCACTACCATTTGCACTAGAAGAGACTCCGGTTGCACCAGAACCGCCAGTCCCTACTACAACTGTTGCGTTAAGACTACCAAGAATAGATATAGGGTAAGTGATATCAATATAACCTCCTCCGCCTCCTCCACCTCCTCCAATAGATGCAGTACTACCTAATGATCTTCTACCTGACCCGCCGCCTCCGCCTCCGCCGAATGCTTGAATCTTTAAAAATCTAAAATTAGATGGTAATGGAATATTATAGGTACCAGGGGTATTAAGGTTTCTAGAAGAGACCTGTATAAAGTTAGTAGTTTGTGTAAAATTGGTAGCAGTAATACCTTCCGTAATTGATGTACCACTAAATGCACTAACACTTGTATATGCATTATTCCAACTACTGCTACTCGATCTTACTAAATTGTATGTATCATTCCAGTTTTGATCAAACTCAAAATTGGTCAATGTAACTGATACAGGAAAGAACAATGTAGAGAAATTACTCATTAGTCAACTCTCCACTCTATTGGATGGCCTACATACGTGAGAGCGAAGGTAACTCCAGCCCTATCACATACTAAATCTTCGGCCAAACCTTGAATCATCATGCTATTTCTATTTAATATTAGATTATTGGTGTTCCACCCAGAATTTAACGTTAAAAGCCTATCTGAGAAGTGTATAACTGTGCCTATCTGCGGATTTAGAGGTAATGTTGCTATAACTGCACTAGAAGTGGTGTCTACAAGGTAATGATGGTATGGTTCAGCATCAAAGTTAACTGTTTTTAGCTCTCTATTACCAGACCAATTAGTACTATCGGCATACCTAGATGCACTTAAGTAATCTGTTACAGTTAAGTTACCATATAATATACTGTTACCGGTTAACGGGGTAGACAAAGAACCGATTACTAATTGATTAGATTGAGTGGCAACAGCACCAGTACCGAATACTACTACCCCACTTAAGCTGTTTGTGGCCACATTAGCATTATTGCCAATGATGGTATTGTTGGAGCCAATGGTGTTAGTGCATCCTGCAAGTCTACCCAAGAAATTGTTGTTACAACCTGTGCAGTTGCTAAAGCCAGCCTGGAATCCCAAGAAATTGTTGTGATTGCCTGTGCAGTTGCTAAAGCCAGCCTCTTGTCCCAAGAAATTGTTGTAACTGCCTGTGGTGTTGCTAAGACCAGCATTTAATCCAAAGAAATTGTTGCGACTGCCTGTGCAGTTAAAACGGCCAGCTTGGTATCCCAAGAAATTGTTGTGATTGCCTATGGTGTTGCAAAAGCCAGCTTCTCTCCCAAAGAAATTGTTGTTATTGCCTGTGGTGTTGTAAAACCCAGAAAATTTTCCTAAAAATATATTGTGTATAGCGGCGCCATATGAATTATCGGTGGTGCTATTGTAACCGGCTTTTTCACCAATGAATATGTTGTGTTGGGTGGCATAGTGATAATTGGTATTGTAGGTATGGGCTTTTAATTTGAATCCAGCCCGGTAACCAATGGCCACGTTATTGTTAACAAAAACATTAGTTGGTGTATAGCTAGAATCATATTCACCTCTGCCAGCTTCTTGGCCTATGAATACATTGCGGCTGGCTGCACCATACCTGCCTATGTTATAACCAGCAGCTAATCCAAAGAAATTGTTGTTACCGCCTGTGCAGTTGAAACGGCCAGCTCCATATCCCAAGAAATTGTTGTTACCGCCTGTGGTGTTGCAACGGCCAGCACTATATCCAAAGAAATTGTTGAAACTGCCTGTGCAGTTGAAACGGCCAGCATTTGGTCCAATGAAATTGTTGCTATTGCCTGTGCAGTTGCAAAGGCCAGCATTTAATCCCAAGAAATTGTTGTTACTGCCTGTGCAGTTGCCATAGCCAGCCTCTTGTCCCAAGAAATTGTTGCAACTGCCTATGGTGTTGTTACGGCCAGCATTAAATCCTAAGAAATTGTTGCTACAGCCTGTGGTGTTGCAACGGCCAGCATTGTATCCCAAGAAATTGTTGCGACTGCCTGTGGTGTTGCAACGGCCAGCATTTAATCCCAAGAAATTGTTGTTACTGCCTGTGCAGTTGCAACGGCCAGCTTCTCTCCCAATGAAATTGTTGAAACTGCCTGAGGTGTTGTTACGACCAGCATTATTTCCTAAGAAATTGTTATAACCGCCGGTGGTCAATGCATTGCCTGCACTCAATCCAAATGCAAAATTATGATTGCCTGTGGCATTATCATTTCCTGTAGTACTATTGCCAATGAAGACGTTGGGACCGGCATTGGTACCTCTCAAAGTTCTTATGGAAATATCAGCACTGGAAAGTATGATTTGATTAGATTGAGTGGCAACAGCACCAGTACCCAAAACTATAACACCAGACAGTGTACCAGTGCTAACATTGGCAAATGAGCCAACTATAATGTTGTTTGTACCAGACACGCTGGCCACGCCAGCACTTAACCCAATTATAGTGTTATTGAAACCTACTTTATCATTAAATCCTGCAGCATTACCAACAAAAATATTATTATTACCACTTAAATGACAGAAACCAGTAGCTCCTCCTAAGAATAAATTGAAGCAACCAGTTTCATTATTGAAACCAGCAACCGGTCCTAAAGCAATGTTGCCACAACCAGTGGTGTTGTTATAAAGTCCAAAGCTCCCTAAAACTTGGTTAGCGCACCCAGTGGTGTTGCGACGACCAGCATTACGTCCCAAGAAATTGTTGTAACTGCCTGTGGTGTTGTTACGGCCAGCATTAAATCCTAAGAAATTGTTGTCATTGCCTGTGCAGTTGCAATAGCCAGCCTGGAATCCCAAGAAATTGTTGCCACTGCCTGTGGTGTTGCAAAAGCCAGCATTTGGTCCCAAGAAATTGTTGAAACTGCCTGTGCAGTTGCAACGGCCAGCATTTGGTCCAAAGAAATTGTTGTAACTGCCTGTGGTGTTGAAAAATCCAGCTCCATATCCCAAGAAATTGTTGCTACTGCCTGTGCAGTTGCTACGGCCAGCAGTATTTCCCAAGAAATTGTTGCAACTGCCTGTGGTGTTGCAAAAGCCAGCATTTGGTCCAAAGAAATTGTTGTAACTGCCTGTGGTGTTGAAAAATCCAGCTCTGTATCCCAAGAAATTGTTGCTACTGCCTGTGCAGTTGCAATAGCCAGCCTGGAATCCCAAGAAATTGTTGCCACTGCCTGTGGTGTTGCAAAAGCCAGCATTTGGTCCCAAGAAATTGTTGAAACTGCCTGTGCAGTTGCAACGGCCAGCATTATTTCCCAAGAAATTGTTAAAATTGCCTGTGGTGTTAACTCTACCTGCACAACTGCCAATAAATACATTACTGGTCCCCGACGTTAATGCATTGCCTGCACTCAATCCAAATGCAAAATTATGATTGCCTGTGGCATTATCATTTCCGGTGGTATTATTGCCAATGAAGACGTTGGGTCCCGCAGCAGTACCTCTTAAGGTTCTTATGGAAATATCAGCACTGGAAAGTATGATTTGATTGGTTTGAGTGGCAATAGCCCCAGTACCCAAAACTATAACACCACTTAAGCTGTTTGTGGCCACATTAGCATTATTGCCAATGATGGTATTGTTGGAGCCAATGGTGTTAGTGAATCCTGCAAGTCTACCAAAGAAATTGTTGAAACGGCCTGTGGTGTTGCAACGGCCAGCTTGGAATCCCAAGAAATTGTTGTAACTGCCTGTGGTGTTGCAAAGGCCAGCTTCTCTCCCAAAGAAATTGTTGAAATTGCCTGCGGTGTTGCAACGGCCAGCTTCTCTCCCAAAGAAATTGTTGTCATTGCCTGTGCAGTTGCAACGGCCAGCTTGGTACCCCAAGAAATTGTTGCTACCGCCGATGGTCAATGCATTGCCTGCACTTAACCCAAATGCAAAATTATGATTGCCTTCGGCATTATCATTTCCTGTAGTACTATTGCCAATGAAGACGTTAGTTTGATTATTGGTTCTTATTAAAGTGCGATTAATGTAAAACAAGTCTCTTGCGCTTAATGAATCCATTATGGTAGCAGATAACATTAATACATTGTTAGTGGAAAGATAATTTGTTACAGTGGGTATTATCTCTGCAGATTCCTCCCAAGAAGCACTATTTGCTTTTACGGTAGTATATGCGCTGCTCCATTCCTGGCTATTACCCTCAACCGCGGTTATACTGCCTATGGTTACAAGGTCACCATTATCTAAAAACTCTACTATAGGAAAACCAGTAACATCTCTAAGTTGAAATAAAGCACCGGAAACAGCATCTGTTACAGTAAAAAGAGTACCCAGTCTACCTTCAACGGCAAATTTCTCCATTGAAGAGACTTTACTGGTAATTGTTAGTCCACCGCCTGCTGTATAAACAATACGTGCAGAACTAGAAAGCGAAGGCAAATTAGAACTACCAGTTGGATCATTACTAAAAGAAATTAAACCAGAATTAGGCGCTATTAATGTGTTAAATGTAGGGTTTGCCATATTATAAATTAAACCTTCCCTTAAAAGCTAAGAAATTATCAATCACTTCATCTTCTGAAAGAGGGCGATTGTAGCAGGTAATTAAAGAAGAAGCAAAAGATCTACTATTTTTATTGTTTGAATCAAAATAAAATCTTAAAGTAGTACAAACACAAGGGTTTTTTCTTATTAGCGTAATATTCTTCCATTCGTTGACTCCAAACAATATAGTTGAAGATAGAATTCTAGTATCTCCTACAAAAATACCGTTATAATAAGAAGAAGTATTATCCCACCCTCTGCCGAAATTACCAGAAAATATAAAACCGTTAACCACAGAAGGTCTAGTATCAATAAATGTTGGATTAATACCGTTTTGACCATCCAAGGCTTTGCACCATATTGAGATGGTATGTAGTTTTATACTGTTTGGTTGTATTATGCCCGAACCTCTGCTTTGATTAGACTTTGTTATAACACATCTAACACCGTCTACTGTATCTAGATGATAATCGCCTATTAACTCACAATTTTTTTTATTTCTAGATAAATCTTTTACTATATTTCCAGAAATATATGACTTTGGGTTTGTAGGGTCTATACAAAATTCTAACCCACTAGTAATAAGCCTTGGATTAAAGCCCGCACTCATTACACCTCTACTACTAGGGGTGGAATATCCTTTCGAATGGCAGTGAAGGACCAGAAGAACTTATAAGCTTTATTGCTAAACAGATCTTTAGAGGTCTTAACTACAAAGTAACTTTCTTTTGTATTAGTATCTATTACGATATCGTCCACCCAGAGTTGTTTTTTGTGTTTGAAGTTCGTCAATTGAACATTGAGATTACTATCATGTACTAAAGCATAGACATAAGAAGGTAGAACGATTTTTGCAGTAGAGCCAGTAATTTCTGCTTCACCAGTCAGTCTTATACCGTGATAAGGAGACTCCAATGATCCGTATTGTAGATGTTTGTTGCTATCAATAGGGTGTTTGATATAGAATGACTTTGTGCCGGCTGCAATATGTGTAAAGTAACCAATAGATCCTTCGATATCTCCATTAACGTGTAGAGCGCGATCAGGTGTTGAATTTAGTATACCTACTCTTTGAAGTGACTTATCAACAAACAATACATGATTAGTTGGATCGACAGTCAAATCATTTGTTATGACTAACGAGCCACCTTCACCACCAACCTCTATAATAGTACCACCAGATACCTTTAAGAATTCTGTACTAGCTTCAGATATATCGAGCCAATAACTACTATTAAGTGACATCGATGTATAGACACTATCCCAATCGGCAGATGTTTGTGAAACTGATGTATAGGTTGAATCCCAGTCAGCTGATGTTTCGCTTACTGATGTGTATGTACTGTCCCAATCGGCGCTATTTAAGCTTACAGAAGTATAAGTCGAATCCCAATCGGCGCTGGTCTCACTTACTGATGTGTATGTACTGTCCCAATCGGCGCTATTTAAGCTTACAGAAGTATAAGTCGAATCCCAATCGGCGCTGGTCTCACTTACTGATGTGTATGTACTGTCCCAATCGGCGCTATTTAAGCTTACAGAAGTATAAGTCGAATCCCAATCGGCGCTGGTCTCACTTACTGATGTATAGGTTGAATCCCAGTCAGCACTGGTCTCACTTACTGAGGTGTAAGTGCTATCCCAATCAGCACTGGTTTCACTAACAGAAGTGTAGGTTGAATCCCAATCAGCCGATGTTTCGCTTACAGATGTGTATGTGCTATCCCAATCGGCGCTGGTCTCGCTAACGGAAGTATAAGTTGAATCCCAGTCAGCTGATGTTTCACTTACTGATGTATAGGTACTATCCCAATCAGCTGAAGTCTCACTTACAGAAGTATAGGTACTATCCCAATCAGCAGATGTTTGTGAAACCGATGTATAGGTACTATCCCAGTCAGCCGATGTTTCGGAGACCGATGTGTAAGTTGAATCCCAGTCAGCGCTAGTCTCACTTACTGATGTATAAACGCTGTTCCAGTTTGCACTATTTTCTGTAACTACTGTATAAAGGCTTCCTCCTCCGCTCCAACCAGCTGAATTTGCTTGAACATTAGCATATACACTATCCCAGTCAAATGAAGACCCGCCACCAGGTACTAACACTGTACCAGATAGGTTAGCTCTTAGAGTGTCTATTGTAAAATAATAATCATCCCAATTAATATTTGCAGCAGATGCAGGTTCTGTTGTAAGCCCAGAGAATAATGTCCATGTACCAGGGCGGCCTTGGCCTGCTCTTCTAATCAAACCTGTATGTTGGTACCCAGCATCATCGCCAATTTCTGTAAATGCGCCAACCCATCCGATATCTAAAACATTTGCTGGGTTATCTTCTGCAAAATAAATTATATTATCTTTAACTACTAAGTGATCTACATCTATTTGTGCGGCAGATCCAGAGATTGTTAGGTTACCTGCTATACTAACACTACCTGGGAAAAATACACTTGTCGGGAAACTTAAAGTAACGCTATTATCTCTGTTATTTGTACCTGCTGTTACAACGGTTATTTGGTGTGTTGTACCATAAATGTCGTAAATTGAACTGTCCCAATCGGCACTTACTAGGCTAACTGAACTATATGTACTATCCCAATCAGCAGATGTTTCTGAAACAGAAGTATATGTACTATCCCAATCGGCGCTATTTAAGCTTACGGAAGTATAAGTCGAATCCCAATCAGCTGATGTTTCTGAAACAGAAGTATATGTACTATCCCAATCGGCGCTATTTAAGCTTACGGAAGTATAAGTCGAATCCCAATCAGCTGATGTTTCAGATACCGATGTATAGGTACTATCCCAATCAGCAGATGTTTCTGAAACAGAAGTATACGTACTATCCCAGTCAGCCGATGTTTCTGAAACAGAAGTATACGTACTATCCCAGTCAGCTGATGTTTCGCTTACAGAAGTATATGTAATATCCCAATCAGCACTGGTTTCACTAACGGAGGTATAAGTTGAATCCCAGTCAGCCGATGTTTCTGAAACAGAAGTATATGTACTGTCCCAGTCAGCTGATGTTTCACTAACGGAGGTATAAGTTGAATCCCAGTCAGCACTCGTCTCTGAAACTGAAGTGTAAGTACTATCCCAATCAGCCGATGTTTCAGATACCGATGTATATGTACTATCCCAGTCAGCTGATGTTTCGGAGACCGATGTATACGTTGAATCCCAATCAGCGCTTGTCTCTGAAACCGATGTATATGTACTATCCCAGTCAGCCGATGTTTCGGAGACCGATGTGTAAGTTGAATCCCAGTCAGCACTAGTTTCACTTACAGAAGTATAAACGCTGTTCCAGTTTGCACTATTTTCTGTAACTACTGTATAAAGGCTTCCGCCTCCATTCCAATCAGATGAATTTGTTTGAACTGAAGAATAAACTGATGCCCAGTCATCACTATTTGTATTTAAGTGATTCTCAAAAATGGTAAACCCGGTAATATTTCTATTAGCTACGATATTTCCACCACTTATAGAAACTGTTGAATTGTTAGTAGCAGGTGTACTAAACTCTAACCCACCAAGATCATTATATTGGATTTGTACGCTAAGATCGGCAGAAACCCCTGCATATTTTGTCGAAGAGCCAGTATTGCTCCTATCGAAAAATATATAACCTTCACCCGGAGATATTAATACATTACGGTCAGCCACGTAATATTTATTATTTTTACGGCAATTTGATGCTATTTATTCTATATTTCTATTTGCAAAGCGGGTATATCTTTTCTAATAGCGGTAAAAGACCAATAAAAGCTAAATTCTTTATTCTTATCGAATAACCCATGGTTTCTCTTCACTATAAAGTAGTTTTCCTCTGTATTAATTTCGGACACATACAAAGGTTTTGTATGGTTTATATTGGTCAACTGTACATTTGTATCGGATTTATGTACTAAATCTTTGATATAATCCGGTAATTTAATTGCACATTGTGTTTTAATAGTGGCTTTACCGGTTAATCTTACCCCATGGTAAGGTGACTCCAATGATCCATATTGTAAGTGTAAACCTTGCTTGGAAGGATGTGGAATATAGAATGACTTGGAGGCAGCTGCCACATGATTAAAGTAACCGGTACCTCCAACATTAATATCGTCGATAACTGTAGCTGCGCTTAACAATACATTGTTGGTAGAAAGATAATGAGTAGTGACATAAATCCCACTTAACGTATTCCATGAATTATAAACCGAATCCCACTCTGCGCTTGTTGTATTAACACTGGAGTAAACTGAATCCCAATTCGCAGAGTTTGGAGTAACTGAATTATAAACACTATTCCATAAATTACTATTACCACCGGGAGCGGTAATAAGTTGATTAGAACTTATTGCACCATTTACAGTAAGCTCGGCTGTGGGGTAACTGGTATTAATACCAATACTACCGCGTCCATCAGGCTCTGCATTCCCAACATGCAATACTTCTACACCATCACCGTCAAAAAAGCTTGCAATATCATAAGGGCCCTTTGCCTGATAAACATATAAGGCTGGACCCTTACCGACATTAATAACAGACAACGCACTCGTTGTAGTAAAAATAGTATCTACAAAATAAGAATTACCCAGGGCGGTTAAATTACCATTTACCGTTAAATCTTGAAATATATTTAAACTTCCAGTAATACTACCACCAGATAATGAAAGAAAATTATCCCCTGTATATTGTTGAATGTCATTTTTAATGGACAATAACGATACCGTGTTACCACTTGTTATCGATAAATTGTAGGGCACTGGGTCCCAAATTAATGACTGAACACCTGCTGAAGTCTGTGCAAATATATCTAGAAGATCTACCCCGGCTGAAAGTATACTAGTGGAAACATTTAAATCACCATCATTTATAGTATCTCCAATAATAAGTGTATTTTCTGGTACTACAAATGTATTTCCTACTGCAGAAAGTGTGACACTGCCTAGATAGATTGAACTATCGCTTACATATAAGTCTTTCCATCTCTTGGTTGGTGATCCTAAGCTATGAACATCAGTTTCACACGGTAAAACATCCCCACAAAACTCTACTTCGCCTTTTACTGTTAACCCATTTACTGTGAGATGACCATCCATTACACCGCCTTCGGCGTATTGTACTGCTACAGAGCCTCCACCGCCCCCACCCATGTTAACTGCATATTTTTTCGCCTCTCTTAATGCAGCTTCCACTGCCCTGTCTACATATTTCTTAATACCGTCTTTAACTTTTGCCGTGCTTTCATTTTGTTCCACTATTTCTCTAAGTTTGGTATCTATTTCATGGGTGGTCTCCAGATCTTTCTTTAGTTTTTCAATAACATACTCATCTAAATTTTTTCTGGAGTCTTTTTTAAATTCATCAGCAAACTCTTTCTTAAATGAATTAAGTTTTGTTTGTATATTTTCCCAGATTAATTTTTCTACCTCATCTGCGGCCTCTACAACAACTGCTTTTTTCTGAATTTCTTTTTGTTTTTCCAGTAATATCTTATTTTGTTCTTCTAGTTGTAATTCTAGATTACGAGCCTTCTCAATAGCCTTGGTATACTCCTGTTTTTGTTGTACAAGTTCTTTATCTTCGGTAATAACCAGTTCAGGTACTTTAATATCTTCTACCAGCTGGGGCGGTCTTTCCTTGGGACCTGTAAATTCCACGTACGATTTTGAATTTGGATCCAATGTTTTTAAATTAAACATGGAAATAGGAGTCTCCTGATCTTCTACTACAATAATTTTAAATTTTACCTTGGTATATAAATCTCCATTTTCAAATAAAAGATCTACAAATACAAATTTTTCCCTATTTTTTTCAAAATATTCACAAATAAGTTCGGCATCCTGGGTTTTAAATATGCCAATATTAAACAGTTGATCGGTAAACGAACTACAAAAGAAAATATTCTCAGCTTCCCCGCTTTCAATTAAGGTCATCGGGACTGTCGTATTGACAGCAACCTCATATATACTACCCTTCTGTAAAGGTTGATATAATTTCATTGGTTCTTGTTCAATTACTGGGGTAGAAGGAACAATTACCTCTTTAATAGGTTCTTCTACTTCCTCTACAATCTGTATTTTTGGTTTTTCCTTAACAATTACCGGTTTTACATAAGAGGGATTAAAGATTGATTCTAATTTAGAATTATCAGTCAATACAACACGAAAGATAGACTTTTTATAGAGTTTATTGCCAATTTTTACATCAATATTGACATATTTTTCGCTATTTTCTTCATTATATTCTAATATTAACGGTTTGTGTTTGGTATCAAATATAGCAACATTGAAAAGATGTTCATTTATATTAGTACAATACAAAATATTTTCCGAATCATTAGAAATGACTAATGTAAACGGTATTTTGTTGTTTAGTGTAACAGATTGTAAACTCACACGTTATTTAGTGAATTTTTAAAAAGTATCAATATTAACTCTCTGAGAAGCTATTTAAAGTCCACTTGGTATCAGAGTTTACAGAAAAACTGGACCGGTAGCAGAAGCAGATGCATATACTGCTTCCATAATGCTTTTATGTTCTTTAGCGGTCTTAATTTTATCTGCTAAATCACCTAGAAAATTTGCTAATAGATCTTGTTGAGACATAGATTATTTAATATAAACTAAATAAATAACAATATGCAGTCAGTTGTTAAAGATTTGCTTCAAATGCAAAATCAACTAAGGGTTTTTCATTGGCAGACAAAAAGTTACAGTGCACATAAAGCTTTAGGCAAAGCTTATGAATCTTTAGATGAATTAATTGATACTTTTGTTGAAACGGCACTGGGTAGGGATAGTGTAGAGTTAGCCAATGGGGAAATGAATATAGAACTCTTTGACATAAAAAGTGTTAGTGTTTGTGATGCGCTAGATACGTACAAGCTCTTTTTATCGGAAATATCTCAAAGATTAAACCCTGAAAAGGACACGGACTTATTAAACATACGAGATGAAATGCTTGGGGTATTGAATCAGACTAGTTATTTGTTAAAGCTGTCTTAAGTTACTGTCTGACCGTTTTTGTAAAATATTTAAACTCGTCAATTAACGATTTGTCTAAAAGACTATGATTACTCGACCTTGTTGGATTGATATCAATACCACCACGTCTTACATATAAACAGCTAACAACTAGCTCTTCGGGAAAAAACTTTCGAAAAATTCTCATATAAATAGTTTCACAAATCTCTTCGTGAAAATGACATTCATCTCTAAAAGAAACAATATATTGTAAAAGAGAAGTTGGATTAATTTCATATTTACCCTTGTAGTGAATGTAAACATCTCCCCAATCAGGTTGAGAAGTAACTCTGCAATTACTTTTTAATAATGCGGAGTGGAATCTTTGTACTTTAGATTCATTAATTTTTTCAGCACTCAAAATATCGGGATTTTCTGTGTAAAAAGGCGCTTTAATAGTAGTTACATCAATAAAATTCTCTAACGTCGGGTAGTCTTTATTTGAAAAGACCGGTGGATAATACAAACCATCATCTACTGATTTGGTAGATCTTACATATACCTTGACGTCAGTTTCTAAAAGCTTAGAAAGATCAGATGCAATCGTATCTTGAAGTTGCATTAAAATAGAAATAATATTTCCTTCAAACTTTTGCATATTAAACGAATTCATATACAGCTTTATCGACTTTGACTCTACGATGTATTTGTTTTTAGCCGGGTAAACAATCTTAGCTATAGCAGCAATAGGCATACCCTCTTTTGTTAAGCAGGAAACTTCATAAGCATTCCAAATATCATAACCACCAAACGGAACATCCTCATCTGTAATTCCTAAATGCTTTCTATTGTTAATTCTAGGCTCTCTTACCAACAACGTCGGGTCATATGTTGATTTATAACCGGTTATTTTACCGAGATGCTTTGAAATATTGCTATTATCTAAAATGGTATTGCTCATTGAATATATTTTATACTACTTTGTATAAAAATCTATAATACTTTTAATCATCCCTATTCTCTCTTCTACTGTTCCTTTCAGTCTTACAACTTTATCTTTCCATTGAAATTGATCTAGATAGTAATTCTCATACTTGTCTATAATATTATTTCTAAAATCTACGTCAACACTTCTCTCACCGTCATCGACTAATTTTATTTCATGGGGATCGGGATAAAATATAATATCGTATTTATGATAAAAACGATTCCAATAGTTTAACGCTTGTGACCAGATTTGCTGACTTACAAGTTTTTTATCATAAAAATATTCTGTAAATACCAAACCATCTAGTAGGCATCTATCATGTACATTACCTTTACATCCCGGCCAAAGTTCATAATCGTATTTAAATAAATTCTCTAGTTCCTTATTTAAAATTAACAATTGAGTTATATCGTTTGCACCTTCTTCATTTATCCTAACATTAAACTCCCTCTTTACTAATCTAGTAACTTCTTCAATATAAAAAAACTGATCCATAATACCTCTAGTCTGCTTCATTTGCTTGAGCAAAGTAGTCTTACCCGAACACTGCGGCCCAGTAAAAGTAATATTCACTTACTCTATTATAACTACAACTACTACTTACACCACTTTTTTCTTTTAACTATTTCTGCAATAATACAATATACAGAGGTATCGCTAAAAGCATCAAAAATTGGCTCATTTGCCGCTTCAAATGTTTTTTTTCTTAAAACCATATTAATAAGCCGTTGAATTTTGTCGTTTAACCTTACTACAATTGCTGATATAGACGCTATTATGTCTTCTTTTTTGTGAAGATCTGAGCCAAGACTAATATTGTGGGGCCCATAATCAAACTGCTTCTTACAAAAAACTTCATATTGCTCTTTCTGTATTTTTTTAAACTCTTCACACGTCTCTGGATACGTGGACTCTACAATTTTAATATAATCTTCTCCCATTACATTCTTACCCCGTAAGATACATTATGTAGGTTAAGAGCTTTAAGATTGCAACCACCTGCGTAGCTTATTGCACTCTGTAAATCTTGTTCAATTTCCTCTAGCTTCTCTAAATAGGTTGTTGTATCAGCTTCCATAAGCTTCATTGTACCTTCAATATTTCTTTTTTCAATTTTATTGTGAATACTTGCTGAGCCGTAGTATTGTTTGTATCTATGCCCGGAGGAATCCTTAACTATTGGGGCTGGGCTATCTGAACATGCAGCAAATATAGAACCACACATTACCATTGTAGCTCCTGCAACAATAGCTTTAGAAATATCACCGTTATTGCGTATACCACCATCGGCGATAACAGGTAAATTGTTGTCTTGGGCACATTCCATTATACAACTAAACATAGGATGGGTAAATCCTGTTTTATCCTTAGTAGTACACGCATAACCACCACCAATACCTACCTTTACGGCGTCTGCTCCAGAGTCTCTTAAATATTCTACCCCCTTATACGATGCTACATTACCCGCAATTACTCTAACTGCTGGGAGTCTATCTTTAATAAACTTAATTTGACCACAAACCTTAGAGTGATGACCGTGGGCAACGTCAATAGTTATGAAATCTAACCTACCAAGCTGAGAAATATGTGATAATTCGTTAATAATGTGCCTATCTTTATCCTGTATACCGATACTAATTGAAACATTATGAAAGTTCTGCAAATTTGCATACTTAACAAAGTTTAAAATGTCTATATCAAATCTATGCATTATATAAAAGTAGTTGTTTTTATCTAACATCTGACAAGTTTCATAGTCTACACAACATTTCATGTTAGCGGGTATAACAGGTAACCTGAAAACCCGATCACAAAACTGTACATGTGTGTCAATTTCTTTTCTCGACTTAACAGAATTGAAATTAGGCTTTAAAAAAACATTTTTATAATGTAAAGAAACGTCCATATTAGCCCTTTAAAACATTATAAGCGGAAAAAAAACTTTTCCACAGATCAAAAGCCGTATCGTGTAATTTTTCATAGACCTCATTAAGAGTTAACCCCTCTATACTAATGCCTTGGCTCATTAAAATCTCTCCTTCATCAACTTCTGGTGTTACTTTGTGAATAACACAACCGGCTAGCTTGTAGTTATCCCTGTAGGCACGCTCTTGAGGGTTAAACCCTTTCAACTCTGGATATTTGTCTATTAATCCCGGGTGTAGATTGTAAGTTTCATACTTTTCACAAATTTGTTTTGGTATAATTCTTAAATAACCGTGTAAAGTTAGTATAGGGTTCTTAAATTTACTTAAAATATTTTCATATTCTTCTACTGTTGGCTTAGAAGTAAGTGTGTGCAATATTTCTCGATTTAGTTTATTGGTTCTAAACTCTGTTACATATCTTAAAGCAGAATTAATCTTAGATATAGTAGGATTATTTGTAATGATAGCATCAGGATACACCCCTATTTCATTGCTTAAATTATGAATCTCTGTTCCTGTTTGAGAGAAAAATGCTACCCAGGGTCTCATCTACGAATAATTTTCTTAAACATTGTAGTATTGTACTTAACCATCTCTAATTGTTCAGGTGTAAATTCATGACTAATCAGATCTGCAAGCTTAGTAGAAGGTTTAGTGTCTAGCCCATAATCCGCATCATACTTTATTTCATGAATAGCGGCAACAATTGGATTGCTAGTATCACAAGACACAATATTGTGAATACCTCTATCGACATAGTAACGAAATTCTTTTGCTAGTGAGCATCCCAACAAATGATGAGGCTTATCCCACCTCCATAGACCATTATTTATTAAATCTTGAATAAAGCGCTGACGACCCGAACACCAACGCTCTAAATGGTGCCAACCGCGACCTGTTACCTGGTAATAACTAAAATCAAAACTTATTGCAACCATATCTGCGTTATCAGATATAAACTTATAACACTCGGTTAACTCTTGCCAGTTTTTACCCTGCACAGCACCAATGGCCTTGGTTAGAAAGGTGTTTTTTAAATCTTGCATTTTGTTTGTAAAGCTTTTAAAGCTTTGTATCGTACCGGTCATATCTTCCAGTTCATCTGGAACTATGAACATATTAGGTTCTAGTTCTAAAGCTGCTTTATAGAAAGCCTCTGCGTCAAATGCTTTGCCTAATTCAAATATAGAATTGTCTAGAAGTACTTCTCGATTGTAAATAGGTCTTGCTGTCTTATAAAACTCCTTGTAATCAGGGTGTTTATCTAATAAATGTACTAAACAATAGTCAAAATCATTGTAATCTCTAGAATAATCTAACAGTGAAATAGGGGTCTCATGAGAAACTTTCATTCTATATAATATAACTTGTTAAACAGTATAATCAATTAAATAATTTTGTGTTTTATTCATCACCAGACACAATATCAGATCTTTTAGCCAAGATACAGGATAAAAATACTGTATCCACCTCAATTCCTTCTTTTGATGGGTTTGATAACACACTAGCCTCTTACTTGCCTGATAATTTTATCACCTACTCTGATGATCAACCTCAATCTATTAATCAGACTAATATGGAAAATGTTTTTCAACAAAATGCTACTGCAATCAGGCCTACTTTAGATTCATCTGCCACTTCTTACTTGAATTCAGTTCAAGGCCAAAACTCAATTAATGTACAGAACTCTATTGCTATAAGTCAGCTAGAAAGTGCAAATTCACAACTTACTAAAACTCTAGAAAGCTACTCAAAAGGAATTTCAATGCAAACTATCGGTACACTCAAGGGTAATGATCAAGCTTTTCAGTTGGGAAATCTTAACCAATCAGTACAATCCTCATACCCTAGTTTTACACCCAAAGGTATTAGAGATTTAAGTAACCCAGATATTTTTAACGCAAAAAAACAAGAGACTGTAACTACTGCATTAGATAATCTTAAGAATAATTCTAAAGAAATGACACTTTCAGAAGTTCAAAATAATGATTTCAATAACTCTGCACAACAAAATCTACAACAAATAAGTTCACCCCAGTATAGCGGTGATAATAAAAATGGATTTGATCTATATGTTAGAAGAACAGTATATTGGGCGTATGGGTCCGGTACAGATTCAGATTCTGCAGCTCTACGGAGTTCTACTGGTCGACAGCTTCAACAAGGTATAAGCGCTGCGGTTGACCCGGCTATTATTCCTTACTTAAGTAGAATACAATTCCCCGATATTGGTGTTAGATTTGCCACGGACACAGGAGGTGCAGTTAAAGCAAGAACTGCAAGTGGAGGTAAAACACCTGTAGTCGATGTATTCTTTTTTAAAAAAGAAGATGCAATAGCATTTGCCAATTCTACACCTGAGTATATAAGTGTAAAGGTGTTTCCTCCTACAAGTAATTATAGATATGCTAAAAATTCTCCCCCAACCTACGGTATAGCATGAAGGCTGAAGGTAAATTTTACGGTAATTACCTCGGCATAGTAGTTGCTAACAATGATCCTGCAAAAAGCGGCAGGGTTAAGGTCTACATACCCAGTATTTCTCCGGGGGTATATAACAATTGGGGTAAAACATTAACAGATAAAAAATTTAAATTTCTTGGTTCTAATATAGAGAGCAATCTTACTGATATTGTGGATGAGTTAAAGGATATCTTACCATGGGCGGAGTGTGCTTCGCCTTTAGTGGGGGAGGACTCTTCTGGTCGTTATAACAGTTTTAATAGAAGCGCAACTATTAGTGATAGCAGTGATTATAAGAGCTCTACACCGGTAAAAGATTTCAAAACAACAGAATTTAGTCAAAATAAAGACGGGACAGGAGAAAAGCCGGCCAATATATATGAAAAGTATAATTTCTCACTTAAAGATGCGTTTGTAAGCCCAGGTTCTTCTGGTACCAATAAAGCTAATATATATGGTAACAATTATCGGCCTTCCTCTTATTCAAATAAAGCAAAAGGTTCTTTTGCTATTCCTTCGGTAGGTTCTCATTTATGGGTATTTTTTATTGACGGTAATCCTATGTATCCTGTTTACTTTGCTGCAAGCCATGGTGCACAAGAATGGCAGAATGTTTATGAGTTATCAGATTACCCCGATTCTTATGAAAACAAGAAACCAAATACATCAAACACAGATCATAATGTGGAAACATATAGAAACAAATATTTGATCAATCAAAAAGGCGGTACAATAGAATTTGTAAATACAGATAACAGGGAAGCTGTAAATATTACCCATTATAGTGGAAGTTTTATTAGTTTAACAAATCCATCGAGTATATATCTTGCTACATCCAATGAACAACACTTAATTTTAGGTGATAAGTTTGAAACTGTTCGTGGTACAGACAATTATTATGTAGATGGTGATAATGATAGTACTGTTAGAGGGGATTTGTATAGAAAAATAGGTAGTTTAGATGCAAGCGCTGTACAAAGATGGAAAGATTTGATGCAAGATATTGCTGATATAAAACAAAGATTTGAAACGCAAAGAGTAAAGGAAAAGCAGTTTTTTAATAGTGTTGAGCAGTCTCAAGCTGGAAGCTATGGACCATGTCCTGTTTGTAATGGTGGGAGAAAGTATGATACATTAAAAAATAGTCCATTTACTTCGGTTGCTACCTCTACAGTAGATAGTACTAAGGATGAAGTAGCAGATTACATTAATGTTAACAATAAGGGGGTGCAGCCCCCTGGTAGTCCTCAGAATCTTGCATTCCCGCCTACCTATCAATGCCCCAGCTGCGGTGGAACTGGTCAAAGTAAGAGCTCGATGGGAGGTAACTGGACACCTGACCCAGCAAAACAACAGTTAAAATCTTTAATTAGCTCTAAAATTGTCAATTTAAGTAAAGCAGAGGCTAGCTTAGGCTTGGGCGGGCATGAAATAGTAGACGTTACTAAGCATAAAATCGAAACAATCGGACTGGTGATGAATGATTTTGGTAGTATACGTGTTGATAGTCAGGGTAAAATATACAATGCTGGTGTTTCAGTAGGAACTGATGGTGTTTTCGAGAATCAAGAAGCTAGTCCTTTAATAGAATATGTTCATGTCGATGATTTACCGGGGGGCAATTACACCCTTAATGTATGTAACAGGTATACCCTTCAGGTAGGGGCAGGAGGTATAAGCATGAAATCGTTTGGTCCAGTTCAAATAGGTGGTACTATTGTTAATATGTCTGGAGAACAAATTAATATTGCCAGTGGTAACGAGGTCAATATAGATGGTGGTAAGAGACTTACAATTACTGCTGATATTATTGCTCTCAAGCAAAGACAAATGAAGCAAGTGTTGATTGATAGTAGTCTTGGTGTTAGTCGTAACTTAGTAGTAGGTGGAGGTGCACATATTGAGGGAGAATTAACGCTAAATCATGTAACTGCCCCTGTAGAGATACAAGAAACTGAAGATACTACTGTATTTGGCACTACTAATACGGGGGTGAATAAAAGAATAGGATGGGTTCTAATAGCTCAAGGCCCAGGTACGCCTAGTTGGGTTCCAGTGATGAATAATAATACACTCGGTGCGTGGGGAGAAGACGATTGTGTAAGGCTGGTGCCACATAGTCATCATTTCCGCAATTTACCATTAAAACTGGTTAAAAGTAATAGTGATTTGAGAGACGCCGCTAAAAGCAGTAACGGTGTAGAGAGAAATGTTGCAGCACCACAAGATAACGCTAAGAAGGGTCCTTAGTTTTATCCCACGCTTGCTTAAATTTAACATTCCAATCAAGTAAAGCATATTCAAACCCAACATCAAAACCAGATCTTTCACTTTCATACCATTTATGCTTTAAGATTTCATCACGCATTAACATAAAATGCCTATACAGCCTGGTAGTTGATAACTCCGGAACAGCAGTACCGCTACTCACATATTATTTATTCAAATAGTCCCGATATTGCTATCGAGCCCACCTCCCACCCCTATTTGAATACGCCTTCAATAGTACTTAGTTCTAGACGGCCCAAAAATTAATGTTTTGTATAATTTTGGTAGGGGTGAAATATTTGCTCTATTGCTTGAGGATTTTTTTCTGATTTTATTTCAGAATCATATTTTTTAAAAAATATTTTGTTCTTTTCTTCTTCTTTTATTTCAACTATTTCAGATTTACGAGTACCTCTTATCATAAAAACAATAACTATGTCAACCATTTCTAAGAGAACTGCTAGCAAAAAGCAAACTAATGCAGTAATATCACCACGCAATAAAGCACTAAATGAAAGCTGTATTACATCATCTGTAGAATAAGAGACAAACTTAGGCTCAAGACCCATCTTAGAGCTTATATTAGATATACTATTATTAACTGTAATTGTAACTTTAGATAAATCTGAAAAGTTAGTTACATTATTGACTTGATATAGAAGTCCTTTTGCTTTATTATCACTAGAAACTAATGTATCTATCTCTTTTAAACCGGCATCACACTGATCTATTAGGGCCTGATACTTATTATTAATAGTTTCTGCGTCTATTTCTTGCTCCTGAAGAATTTTTCTTTCTTCTAGTTCGTTAGAAGCTTGTGTCTTTCTTATTTCTGCTTGATATTCCTTTGCTCTTGGTCCGCTACCGATTTTACCAGTTGTATATTGCCCCTTAACTCCTTCAGTTTCATCTATAAAAGTCTGCTTTGCGTTGGTCAACCTAGCCTCAAGTTGTGTTAATTTTTGAGCTGACTTGGATTTAATATCAGCGAGTTCTTTATCTCTTTTTTGTAGTAGAGAAATCTTCTCCTGTTCTAATTTTTCACGAGCTTCAGTGTTAAAGTAACTTATTTTCTCTACAATTTCAAATTTTGTCTGGGTTAATGTCTGCTTAATGCTTGTTTCACTATAAAACCCTATAAAATCGAAAATAGCAGGCAAAACGCTTATAGCCAAACACAGATAGGCGTGTTTTGCTTCAAATCTTTCGTTACCAAACAAAACAATCTTAACACAATAAGGCAACCCTACAACAGCTAAACTAGCAAGAAAAACAAATATCTTATTCCAGTCGGATAATATGAGACTTAGTGCATGGAATGCAAATGCCATTGCGACCACCATCACAACCCCGTAAACATAGTTTAAAAGATTAGCAGCTACTTTATTTCTAGTAGAAAACCCAAATAAAGTAGGATATAAATGGTTGGCCTCCAACCTCTTTGTATTAAAAACAGGAATCATCTGTTTAATATTTATAAGATTACAACTTAATGTCGTCGAAAACGTCTTCTGTAATCGTTGTATCGCGCGCCGCAATTTTGTATGCACCTATTTCTGCCTCCTGTGGGGCTACTTGGACTTTACTGCTGTCTAGATAACTGTCCAACCAACCTGCAATTGGATTTTCTTTTTGATTAAAGACTTTTTTGTAACCGAGAGACCGTAGTCTATTATCACAAAGCCATTTTGCATATGACCCTAAGACCTCAGCATTTAAACCTAATAATGAACTTTTACTAAAAAGATATTGTGCCCATTCGATTTCATTTTTTGTTGCTTGTTCATATATAGCATAAATCTTATCTTCATTCTTTTTTACGGTTGATGTAAACCCTTCTTTGTCTTCATCTCGAAGAATTTTAATAAGATTTTGAGTTATAGCAAAGTGTTGAGCTTCATCTCTTTGAATAAACTTAATAATTTTAGCATTTCCTTCCATTTTACCTCTGTACCCAAAGTAAAATGAACAGGCAAAACTAACATAGAACACTAGTCCTTCCATTACATTGACTGCTAGAATGCAGTCAAAAATCTTTTCCTTAACATCTTTTTTATCTTCCCCACCTAAGATTTTATCGTAATTTTTACGAATTAGTTCTGCTCTACTTACTATTTCTTTATCATCCATTATACTATCAAAAAATTTAGATGCATCTGGATGTACGTTGTTGAGAAGATAGCTATAGCTGTAGCTATGGATCCCTTCAAACCTTTGCCAGGTGTTCATACATATTTCTAGTTCCGGGCTAGAAACATAGTCTTTTAACGAGTGTATAGATCTAGATAGCATACTATCACCTAATGTTTGAAACTTTAAATTTGTATCAAACACAAATCTTTCTTCCGGTGTTAGATCTTTATAATCAGCTCTATCTTTTTGCAGGGAAATTTCATGAGGCCACCAAAAAAATTCTTCTTGTCTTTTGAATAACTCAAAAAATACCGGATACTTAAATCTATCATAACGTTGTAAATTTAAGTCTTCCCCAAAAAATAAAGGCTGCTTAGTGTGATCGATGTTTTTTAAATTTAATACAGATTTCATAGTTTACATGCCCCACTAGAACAAGAGTCTTCTTTTGTAATTAACTGCTCCTTATCACCATCATCTGTATTGTTATAATACAAACTAATCAAACCCATGCTATATGCATACATAATTTCTTTCATTACTTTAGCATCTGGTAAAGTGTGGCCATCATAATGACTGTAATTATAGTATATGTTAGTAGAAATAGCCATGTCTATATATTTTTGCATTACGGCGTTAAGATTAATAAGACCTGTATTATCTGGTAGACTAAAAGCTAACTCATAATTTTGATCATATTTCCCTATGCCTGGAACCAGTACAGGCAATTTACCCATCTTAGACATTTTGTAGGTAATGAGTGAGCGAATAGGCTCTACCCCATTAGTAGAATTTTGAATAACGGAACTAGATTCACAAGGCATTATGGCTGAAACTGTGCTGTGTCTTAAGCCGTGTTTTTTAATTTCCTCTCTTAATGTACCCCAATCTAGTGATAGTTTTCTCTTAACAATCTCTGTAGTGTTTTTCTTAAAAGTATCTATAGGTAGTATGCCCTTAGAATACTTTGTTCGATCAAATTTTTCACATTTACCTTTTTCTTTTGCAAGAGTCAAACTAGCTTTTAAAAGATAGTATTGAAAATGCTCCATCCATTCATCAATTATTGGAAGAGCTTTACTAGAAGTGTATTTTACGTCGTTTTTAGCTAAAAACGCAGCCAAGTTTGTAATACCTATGCCTAGGCTACGTCGGTGCTTAGCAAAATTTTCTGCAGCTTTATTAAAATAATCTTGTACATCTATAATTTCATCTAAAAATCTAACTATTAACTCACACACCTTTTCTAATTCATTCCAATTCTTAATTTCTAACATATTCACTGCTGATAAAATACACATTCCTATTTCCGCTTCCTGATCATGAAAATCTTTTAAAGGAATATAAGGGTGAATAATTTCTGTGCACAGATTTGACATGGTGACTTGATCTAGCCATGCAACGTGTTCGTTTGCCGTATCGACGTTTAAAATATATATTCTACCGGTTTCTACTCTTTCTTTAATTATAAGTGAAAATAGCTTTCTTGCAGAAATCTTCTTTTTAAATTTAATTTTCTTATCTTGCTCACATTCTGCATATATTTTATCAAAACCAGGTGTTCCCCATGCTCCCCAAAGGTGAGGAACTTCGTTGGGTGAAAATAATGTTACGTTTTCATTTTTTATAACCCTGTCATAAAATAGTTTTGACATTCCGACAGTATAGTCTAATTTTCTGACTCTGTTATCATCAGTACCAGCATTATTCTTTAATACAACTACATCCTCAATCTCGTAATGCCACCACTGTATATTAACAGTAGCGGAACCTCCTCTTATAGAATTTTGCTGCCACGCTTTAACCGATGCTTCGAATATCTTTAAAAAGGGGATAACCCCTGTATGCACAACTGAACCACCATTAACCGGGGTGCCCATTGCCCGGACACGAGAAATATCTATACCAATACCACACCTACTAGCCGTGGCTAAAGATACTGCAGTACCGGAAGCAGTAATAGATTCTTTTGTATCATCTACACCAATTAAGCAGCAGCTCGCGTACCCTCTTGATACTGTTCTAACCCCGGCCATAATTGGTGTTGGTAGATTAATTTTATGCTTAGAAATAGCATCGTAAAATCTTTTAATGTATATTAACCTATCCTCAGGATTATAATTAACAAAAGCATATGCAGCAATTAGAATATAAGCAAATTGAGGAGTTTCAAAAATAGTACCTGATATTCTATTTTTAATTAAATATTTGTCACACAGCTGCTTAATACCTGCATATGTAAAAATAAAATCTCTATCATGATCAATAAACTCACCCATTTTATTAATTTCGTCTTCTGTATATTTTTCTATAATAGAAGGGTCATAAATCTTTCTTCTAATTCCACCATAAATCATATCTAACAATCTTGGAGCGTGTTTGCCTCCCCAAACGTCTTTTCGTAACTGATAGTTTAATAGTCTAGAAGCAACATACTGATAGTTAGGTGATTCTACTGAAATAAGGTTAGAAGCTGCTTCAATAAGACTTTGATGAATTTCTTTAGTGGTAACATTTTGCACCATATTGAGCTTGGCGTTTATTTCTATATCCGATAGGCTTACCCCGTCTAACCCTTCAATTGACCATCTGATTACTCTGTGAATTTTTTCAATATCAAATTTTTCTGCATTTCCATTACGTTTTTTTACAAAGATCTGATTATTCATATCACAAAAATTATTTTATATTTATTACAAGCAAGTTCCTTCTTTTTTCAAGAAAAAAAAAAATTAATTTTTATGATGATTTATGAGAGCAAAAATATAAATATTTCCCACCTGCTGAAAAGATGGTATATTATTTTTTGTTTCTTGAAAAGTGTCGTCTATCTCAGGAAAGAAATGAGATGAAAAGTTATTATCAACAGGATACAGGCCAGGGGAAAAGTGTAAGAAGCAAGAAAGACAAGATAATCCACAAGCATTTAATAGGCCACTATATTCCCCAATAGTAATGGTTTTTCTAGAGTTTAAACTAGAAACTAGTTTATGGTTTGGAGAAGCTTGCTTTAATAACCCGTAAAGTTTATAAGTCCCGTTATTAGTGGCAAATGAAAATCTTTCTGTGTTATAAGTTTTTGTTATGTTAAGTCTTTCCTCATCATAACGATTTTTTATAATATATCCTGCAAAAAACGAATCTGGAAAATCAGATTTAATTAATGGATAATCTAGTTGCGGCTGCTGTTCCGCTAACGTTACATCTAGCATATTCTCCATGCTTAGATAATAACATTAGTTAATTAGATATCAACGTATTATCCGCGAAAAGTTGATGTAAGCATGAAAGAAGGAAGCTTAAGTACTTCGCCAAAATTTGTATTAGATCTTCTTACAACTATAGTAACTCTATCCCCTGTTACAACTGGGCCAGATATTAACGTGCCGTTAATTCTATAAGTGTTAAATTGTGTACCGGTATTAGCATCGATACACCTTAATACAGTACCATCACTAACAACTGTAAAATTTTTATCTTTCTGAGGACTCAGCATATATCTTATTTATAAAATCTTTTACCTCAGGATCCGTTTCTTGATGGGTAAAAGTAGATATATTAGAAAACAATGTACTCTTCTTTAAGCCAAATTCATTAGTGGTAATATCTTTAATAACATCATCTGGTATAACAGTTTGAACATCTTCAGCATTTAATTGTTTTCTTATATCTTTTACACTAAATCCTTTTTCAAGCAAATCTCTCGCCTCTTTACAAATATATGTTCTCTTCAGGTTTTCCTCTGATCCAGCTTTTTCTAATTTTTTTGAATAGTAATCTCCAGTAGCAGCAAGAACTCTACCAGTAATAATACAAGTTAATTTCTTAGTCCTCATACTACTTCCTTATTAGTACAAAGACAATATTCATGATAAGGGCAAGGTTTGCATCTCCCTTGCTTGCTTCCTTCATTATCATAGTAAATATCAGGTCTAATACATGTACCCCCGTACGGAATTTGTACTCTATTAGGTCCACCGGTCATTTCCTCTACCCACGTCTTTGAGCAAGTTTTCATTTTTTCTTGATGATTATACCACACCTTCTCGTTATGTTCTGTCTGTTCTCTTAACTGCCTAGCCTCTTCCGGTGATACTTGCTTTTTTCTTTTTTTACCGGTTTTTAACAACTTTAATTTATATAGAATCTCTATATCAACTTGCTTTTGGTAAGAGCTGTTAAGTTTATTTCTAACCTGGTCAATAGTTAACCCAGATTTTAACAATTTTGCAGCAGGTTTAGATACATAATACTTTCTTAAATTGTCTTCTGACCCAAACTTATTAAGTTTGTTCCTTAAAACGGTGCTATTGAAATATTTCTCCTCGTTAGTAATAATACAGTTTACTCTTATACCCTTCATTATTGATATTATAAAAGCACTTCTAAATAAATCAATTACAATAAATATATAATATTATGCCTGACCCAATTACACGAATAGTCTTTAGAAAAGGCAACTTTAGTGAAAAGACCAACCTAGTATTACTTCAAGGTGAGCCAGGATACACAATTGATGCTAAAAGATTGTTTATAGGTGACGGTACCACAGCGGGTGGTGTTGCTGTAGGGATGAAAAACCTGGGTGTTGCTACTTTTGGGGAAACAACAACCAACCTTTCATTTGATCAGATTAATATGAGAGGTCAAATCGGGGATATAATTTACGATACAATTACTTCTAGTATTTTTGCATTAACCGGTTCAAATCCTGGTTTAGTAGCAGATTATGCTAGGTTTGGAGTTACGCTAGCGCCCGATAACGTGACTATTACCAAAGTTGGTAATACATTTAGTGTAAAGCAAAATAGTTTAGACGGGACTTACTTCACCGGTACTGCTATTGGGCGTGGATTGGAGAGGATTTCTTCAGATCAAATAGTTCAAATCCCAGACCCAACAGGTGGATTGACTTTTGTTGGTAATAGTTTAAGTGTTGCGATTGCCGGGATAGATAATACAAAGCTGGCCAACATGCCAGCAAACACGGTAAAGGCAAGATTTAATACAGTTGGTATGCCCACAGATGTTCCAATGGCGCTATTGGCACAATCTTTAGCCCCTATAGTAAACGCAAATGTAGCAGCAGTACCAACAGGCACTATTTTAGATTTTGCAGGCACAATCGCACCGGTAGGTTATTTACTGTGTGATGGTACAGCGGTAAGCCGTGCAGCTTTTTCAACTCTATTTAATGTAATTGGTACACTATGGGGTGCAGGGAATGGTACTTCAACATTTAATGTACCTGATCTAAGGCGCCGAGTAACAGTTGGATCTGGTGGTGTTGGTTCTCTGACATTAGGAAGTGCTGTAGGACAGACAGGTGGTTTAGAATCAGTTCTTCTTACAGCAAACCAAAGCGGTTTAAGATCGCACGCACATAATTTCTCCGTAACCACTACCTTGCAGAATACGGTTAATATTCCCCTTAACCACCAACATTACTTTGGTTATGGCGGGGGCGGAGATGATGGTGCGTTTGCAGTAAGAGCTGGACCCGGGGCTAATGTAAATAGGGTAACAACAGTCCCTGCTGGACTGTGGAAAGATGCAGAAAGACAGCAAAACATCAACGGAGATGGTGGTGGAGGCTATATTAATCGAAACTGGAACGCCGGTGTATCTTTTGCAAGAATGTATGTAACATCTGAAGTTATTACCGATGGCCATAGTGCAACACCTTTTACTATTACGTTCCCTCTTGATTACACAACGACAACCAGTAATGTGGGTGAGTCTAATGCCGCACAAGCACACACTAATATTCAACCTTCTGCTATTGTTACAAAGATTATTAAGACATAATGAAATTTGACGACTCTATTAAAAAAATTTACGAAGGATTAGGCAACGGTAGTTTTGATAGACCGGGTCAAGGCACAGGTCCAAATATAGATGATCGTGGCTTGCTTCCTCAAGGGTTTAAAGGCGCCAATCTCCCCGGTATTGCCCCTAGCTCAGGTACAGGTATTTTAATTAAAGTAAATAAAAAGAAAGTAAATCAACGCACTCCAGAAAAGAAGGTGTGACTCCCGATTGTTGTTGTTGGTTTTGCTAATGGGTTTTTACCACCGTATTGTGGGCTAGTCCAACTTGGAGTTACTGTACTGGGGCCTTTAGTTACGTGATAGTGTTTGGCTTGACCTATTAAATTAGGTAAAGTACCTCTAGAAGCAGATACAACCATTTCTTTTGCGGCATTAAATCTAGGATGAGTCTTTGTCTGTGTAACAACATTGACCAAATCTTGCTGGCTTTTAATATTATTAAAAGCACTAAACTGTTTTGGTTGTAACGCAACCTTTATAAAATTAGAAGGATTATTATTAGCTCTGGCAGCTATAGTGTTCATTACCCCTGCCATACCTGCAACATAATCTTTTTCTCCTCCCGCCTCTTTAACAAGTAGTGCGGCTAATACATCTATATCAAAAGGAGATAAAGGTTTAACCTGCTCTAGAATACTATAGACTAGCCTATTAAAAGTCACATATTATTTAGTTTATTATAGCAACCTTAACAACTTTAGGGTATCTATTAGCAAAGAGTATTGCATCTTTCTTATTTTCAAAAAACACATCTATAACTGGAAGCTTTCCATTGGAGGCCTTCTTAGCAACAACAGCAGACCCAGTATCTACAGCTTTAACCAAACCAATATTAGGGATAATAACTTCTTTTTTATAAGGAATTATCCTTGGATCAACAGCAATTGACTCCCCTTGCTTTAAAGTATATCCTGTAGAGCTTTTTTTCTTAGAACTGTAATAATCAGTATGTCCACCTTTTGCCCAGTAGACTGTTAAGCGGACAGTCAATACTTTGAACCCGCTATTATTAGTCCTAGGTATAAATTCATCTTTGTAAAATATGCCATCTGGTTTAACTTTAATTTGCTTTGCTATAGCCCTTTCTTCTTGCAAAGGGGCTGCCTTTAATTCAGCCTTAACATCCTTAATGGTCTTCTTTATTTTATAGTCAGTAAAGCATACTGACACAGTAGTCATAAAGAATATGAGGGTCAGTAGGCCTAGCTTGTATGTTTTTTTGTTTGTTTTCATAAAGAATTAATGGCAAATTTGCCTAAGAAAAACTATGTTCTTTAGTAGTGTAATATTTAGTCTCTTCCCAAGGAAAAACAACCCATCTCTTGTCAAAGAGTTCTTTACCAAAATAATTTGGCTTATACAATTCATTCTGCCTATATATTAGTGTAATTGAAACCATCTTAATAGGCAACAAATAATTTTCAATAAATTTTAAGGTACCCCCTGTATCACAAATATCATCAACAACATACACAATCTCCTTATTTCTTAATTCCTGTTTATCTGGGTATTGAAACATTATTTCCGTTGACTTGTTGTGCTCAGAGTAGCTCTTAATGCCACAGCTATAAAAGCAGCTAATGTTTTTGAGGTGCGATATTATAACCGCTGGTACTAAACCGCCTCTAGACAGGCCTATGACTGCGGAATTACTATCTAGATGCTTTGTTTGATTGTGAATAATTTTTAATTGATCTGTAACTTCATTCCAAGTTAAATACAGTTTATCCATTACTCATTTTAAAGGAGGGCAGAGAAAATCAAGCCTTCTTTTTAAGGCTATTAGACACGACCAACCATTCATTTAAATGTTTGGAAAGTGTTTTAGCGGTTTGTAGTAGTTCTTCTGAAGCTTTGCCTTTTGTCTTTTTACTTTTTTCGTATATATCTAAAACAAAATCTGCTGTAATCTTTGTTTTTGCTTTACCCTCTTCCATATCATACCTTATTGGCCCTAAAATTACGAAGGGCCTCTATATATTGTTTAATTGTATTACTTAAATCTGGAGATGAAATAACAGTTTGCTCTAGTTTTTCTAAATCTGCTAAATCGTCCGATCTAGCTAACGCTGAAGCATCATCAAGCATGTCAACAATTTGCTGTTTTAGTTGCTTTAAGCTTACTTGTCCATGGCCTGAAACAAATACTTTATTTTTTTCTTCCCCTTCATTAGGTGCATACTGATAGCTTATAGGAAAAGATGGGGTATTGTTAATATTAACATTCTCTAACCACTTATCTATTTTTGGTTGCCAGTAATTTGACATACATATTATTTATTATCTATAAACTTCTTATACAGATAAGCTATAGACGGGTATGTAAACCATGCCAAAAAAATAAATTTGTAGTTTATTCCAAAAAGAAGAGTGAAAAGACTGCCGATTAACAAAGAGAGCCAGAATGAAGAGCATATATAACAGCTTTGTAGTTTGCCTAAAATAGGAAATTTAAACATTATTGCAACATCAAAATCTTCCGCACTATTTATACACTTACCAAACAAAAGTTGACCAATAGTAATTTTAATAGGACTATAAAACCAAATTAAAAGACCAGTAAGAGTTACTCCGAGCCCTATAAAATAATAACTATACATAAAGTTTTCTGTGTTGTTTGTTTAGATTAAAAATATATTTTAACAACTTGCTATTAGAAAATCTATATAAATGTAAAATATCTTTATTAAAACAATGCCCACCCCATCCAAATCTACCGTCTGTACCTGGTACAACTGTATGTGATTTGCCTATTCTGTTATCATTTAATAAAATCTCTACAAAAGTACTAAAGGTAGATTTGATTTTGCTCTTTTTAAAAATTTTATAAAGCTCATTAAAAAAAGTTATCTTTGATGCCAAAAACGAATTACTAGCATACTTGACCAATGAAGCTGTTTTAATATCGGTGTAAATGACTTTTTTAACCTTTTTAAGTCGGCTCTTAAGCAAGCTGCTTACCACTATACAGCTAGATTTTGAACCGCCTAAGATAATAAATTTCTGGGTCTTAAAATCTTTTATATTAGTGCGGTGCGAGAGAAATTCTGGATAATGTATTACAGAAATGTTCTTGTTGACCCGTTCTATTTTTTCATAAATTAAAGGAAGCGCGGTTGATTTACAGCAAACAATATTACCAGGTAATAGTTTGTTTATTTTCTTAACAACAGATTGAAGTAAGTAAAAATTGTCTTCTTTAGGAGTGTCCAGCGAAACAAAAATTGTTTTAAATTTTTGACCTTTTAAATCTTCTAGTTTTATTCTACTATATCTTGGGTCTACTATTACACATTCATCTTTTTTAAATATAGATACAACAGCAGAGCCCACATATCCCTTGCCTACAATTAGAATCTTATTCATTTTGAGAAATAATTTTAATATACTTGTCTCTCAAGGATACTAAAGTACAATGTTCACATTTTTTGTTTAAAAGGCCATTGTACTCTTTAAAGTAAGCATCTCTAAGAGATCTACAATTTTTAATGTTTTCTGGGCATAAAGCATCTTCATTAAAAAACGCTAATATATCATCTAGTTCCATATATTAAGTATACTTTTTATATAAATTAACAAGCTTTTTAGACGTAAGAACTGCAAAGAACTGTCCGTATTTTGATGCTAATTTGTTAGTGGCGTAACTATCTATAGAATTATTCCACGGCTTACGTTTACCAATATAATGTATATTATAGTCTAGTAAATTAATTTTTGGCTTTATATCATCTATACACAAGTTATATTTTTTTGGTAATTTGGTAAATGTTTTAAAGAAATTGTTTAGAATGGGCTCATTTCCTATCCATAATTGTTTTTTTACACGGATATCCAAAATAGCTGGCTGCTTAGAAAGCTTTATTAAACTATCCCGGGTTTCTTTATTTAAAAACTTCTTCCCAATAATCATTAAGCCGGCATTAAACCCCGGTCTTTTTCCTATCTGAACATTAGTCCCTCTAGACCTTGGAACAGCACCAAAATTACATTTTATCTTAGCCAATTTGGATATATCTATATTAAAAATTATATCAGAATCAAAGAAAATTATCCTATCAAATTTATCGAGTAAAAATATATCATATCTATAGTTAAAATTATAATTCCAAACTCTATTTTCACCGGATTGATACTCAGGGTAGTTATTAGAGTCTACATGTTTAAAAGAAATATTTTTATATATTTTCTTAAGTAAGCTTTTATTATAATCAGATAAGCCTCCCCACTCTAAGATTATTATAGGGTAGCTAAATGTAGGGGTATTTTTAATGAGGCTTTTAATTGCTGCAACCGCTCCAGGCAAAAAATCATCGCTTAACGTAGTTACAAACGCTATATTACAAGAGTTCATGTTTTTTTAATAGGTTATAAAATAGAGTAGTAGGCAATGGTTTATTAAAATCTCGCTTTATAGAATAGTCCCAGCGACCAGTAGAAATTGCCTCATTACACCAATGAATAGCATACTTAGGTAAATTAATATATTTGGTGAATACTCCTATGTTTAACATTTTTCTTATCTCCTCAATATCATCATTACCAAACCAATCTTTTTGAACAATAAACTTATCAATACCGTGCTTGTATACGCAATCTCTTAATATCTCTAATGGTTTAATCCATCTATCGTTATCCTTATCGACAAGTCTTTCGGTTTCAGCTATACAATCTTCTAGAAAACTATTATTGTTAGGGGTCTTAAGGATATTACCAACAATTTTAGTATTTTTATGAGGTCTTATAACATACTCCTGATTAATATTATTGAAAGGGGCTAGACAGGTAACATCCATATCACAATACCACCCGCCAACTTTATTCAAAAGATAATATCTAAATAAGTCAGAAAACCCACCGATACTATTTACACGACAATCGCCGTTACCGGTATATTTAAATATTCGATCTTCGGAAAGTATTTCATTAGCATTATTAACAATGACACCTGAAGGCACCCCGTGGCATTTGATATTGTAAGCCCATAGAATTGTTTTATGTCCATGGTCTAAAAATGACTTCAATGATAGCTGCTCTAATAATCCAAGCTTGTCTCCTAACCAGAAGAAGTTAATTGTTTCACTCATTGTCTATGTAATATGGTTCAGGTTGAAGATAGCTGGGCCAGGTTTTAATAATTTCACTGATAGAATTACAACCTAATAGAACAGTTTTATCTATTTGTTTGATCATTAATTCAAGTATATCACATTGCTGTAAAAAATCCTCTTTATCAACACCCTCGGCTTTTAGAATATTTTGTTTGGCCGTATCCAACTGTAAGAGTTGCTCTTCTTTTTGTTCTTCTATAAGGCTATACCATATATTCTTAAACGCATTAATATAATCTGGATCGTTTATTTGCTCTGCAGCGTTTGTAATACCAAGCCTTCTAAAAGCTCCTTTTATTTTTCTATTATCAGAATCCTTAATAAGAAAGTACTTTTTAATAATATCTTCTTTAATTTTATCATAAACAATTTCTCTTGAAATATTATCTCGCTTTTCAGGGTAAAACTTCATATAATAATAATCATCTAGCAAATCATTAGAAAATCGGTTGCAAGGTTCTAGTTGTTCGGAAGAGTACATTATAAATCTGGCCCGCTCTTCTTGAATTTTTTTAGTTGTAGTTTCGATATAATGTTTACTCTTTATAAGAAAATCTTCCCCAAATAAATTTGTATATTCGGTATTTTTTTCAAAATCATCTAAAAAAATATGCTTAGGAACATAAAGATACTCTAGACATGTAACAGAGTTTTCATCGAACTCTACGGGCTGCTCTGTAATAATATCTGTAAATTCAGAATCTGAACCTTTCAACCCAAATAAGTCTGCATGCTTACTATTACAAACAGTTCTAAAGATAGCAATACCATTATTAATAAAACTAATTTTTATAATAATTCCCCTTAAGGATAGTTTTTGTGCCAACTTGTAGAGCATATATTAATTAGAAATAATTTTCTAATTTGCCCTTTCTTCTTATATCCAGTGTGAGACAATGATGTCCTCCACCAAATAATCGACTATGTCTTAATCTGTTTGGTGTTACCTCTACTTTAAATGGTTTTAGCCTTTTAGATAAAATATCATAATATTCTGGCTGACATATGACTTCGTTCGGTGAAAGAGAGAGCAGGTTACAAAATATTTTCTCTGATGCAATAGGCATATAATCAGGGGTTTTGTGCGGCTCTAGTAAAGAAGGAACATAGACAATATCCCATTTTCTTAGTGGCTCAGGCAATTTGTGCTTTATGGGGAGGGTTAAGATTGCTAACCCCGGGCGAATAGGAAGAAATAAAGAATCTATATGGTTATCAAATATATTAACGGTCCATACTTTATATTTTTTACCTAGATGTCTCTGTAGCCACTCTGCGCCCAATCTCTCATGTTCAGTTGGCGCGTTAAACATTATTGTGTTGCCCATTCTAATACAATTTGCTGCATCAAACATTATCTCTACCCCACAATCTAGATTACTATGTTCTTGTTGTTTAAGAGTATCATAATACTTTTTTATTTCTGGTGTTTGCTCTACTCTAGAATAATCTATAGACTTATCAGTACTTAAGGGCCTTGGGGCAGCCGTCCATTTAGCCCCTCTCTTAAAGTAGTCTAAGAATAAATGCTTAAGATAATCGTTTTCAAATTGACGCCACCGTGCCAATACAGATGTTTCTATTATTTCATTACCTACTACTAGTGTAAGATCTCGAACATTGAGAGCAGGATAGTTGCTTGATGACCAACAAAGCGTTTTCACTTCATGAGGTCCTGCAGGTTCCTTAGGCCTTCTTACAGTAATATTTCTTTGTTTTAAAATATTGACAAATGACTCTAAATCCTCTCTTAATTCTTCAATATATCTCTTTTCTAAATACCATCTTCCTGCATATAATGCGCCATCTGGTCCTAAAAGATTATCATGAAAAAAGAATTTAAACCCCAGATCATCTGAAGGAAGATCTGCTGGAAATCCATTACCAACAATAATCTCCTCTAAAGGATCCCATTCATTATAGCTATTAACACATTTCATACTTTATCGAGTAATTTTTCTAATTTATTTTTAAAGGCTAGCGGATCTATATTTACTACATTTTTTAATTCTTTTTCTGTAACGCTCCAATACAGTGCAATTGTATTGTTTTTATAGACACCGAAGTAACAAGGTAAGAGGTCGTGGTCTTGGGTAAAGTATTCTACACAGTCTTTAATTAAAGTATGATGAAAAAAAGTTTTTTGAATATTAGAGTAAGCAGCCTCGTTTTTATATGAATATACTACTATTATTTTTTGATCACCGTTATCAAATTCTGTAAATTCTATATGATCAATACACCCCCCGTCTAATGTTAGATTATATTTTTGCTTAAAATACTCTATGTCATCACTTTCCGTAAAGTAAAAATAGTATTTCTTTTTAACAGAAGAACCAGTATACTCAAATGAAATGCCCGTTCTCTTAAAAGTTGGCCTTTCCTTATAAATTTTACACTCTGTAAATTCTTTTATTACACGGTTTAATTTAATATGAAAATATTGAGTGGGTAGATGGTCTTTGTCTACTTTTATACCAAAGCAAAGGCTAGATGAAAGGGTGTTGTCCCAATAACTAAAATAGTAGTTAAAGTCTTTGTCTGTTGGTAAGAACTTTAAGATTTCGTACTTTTTAAATTTTCTAAATATTTCACAATAGATCTTAAAATTTAGTAATTTATTTTCTTTAAAGTTAAAAGATATTAGTGTAGAAAGCTTAGAGGGAAACCCTGTTTGATTAATATCTTTAACCCCCCTACCAATATTATTAATATTCTTAATAAACTTTTGTATGGGTAAAGAATTATAAAAATTTAAAAATATTTCTTTGAAATGCATTTGATATCTCCATATTCATTAAAAACATTATTAAAAGCAAGCCCGGTCTTTTTATCATTTTCATCTATAAAAGTAAAAAAATGCTGTAGCTCTAAATTATCTTTTGGTACGCTTATATGGTTTATAAGTGTGTCAATAAAGTTAACGGGGTTACATCTGTTAGGGTATGTATCTACCTTATCAGTTAAGTTGTCCTTTATCCATTGTTGATAGCCGCGCCATTTTTCTAAAAGTTTGTTTTTATATTTTAAAGGCAAAATGTTGGCTTGAAGATATGAAGGAGAATCTAATACATAATATCTTACTTCGTCAGCCCCTATAAGACCTCGATTATACCAATCTCTATGAAAATCTGGAAAAGAGAAAATATTAAATATACTAATTACAGGTTGCAAGTAAAACTTAATACTAGGATATTTTAAAAGCTCTATTCTATTTTCTAATATCTTACTGTAAGAACTTCCAAACCTTATGTATTCAAGTCTAGATTCCCTATCATCTATACTTCCAAATATTACTGCATTTTTAAATTTGCTCAGTATTTCAAAAATATTTCTACCTTTATAATTTACAACACTCATATTAGTGATAAAAAACAATCTTATATCTGTACGGTTTCTTGTAATAAGTTCTTCTAGAATATCATAATAGCTGTCTTGTATGGCTGACTCCCCAGATGCTAGCCAAAGTTCTTCTATATTATCAAGATATGGAAATATCTTATCCTTCATGGCCTCTGTATCTGAGAACGTCTCTAATTTTTCACCAAATCGATTAGAGTATTTTACATTGCAATAACTACATTTAAAATTGCATTTGTTTGATTCTATAATATTCCACGCAATAAAGTTTATAGGGTCGACACTTCCATCAGGCTTGGTATTTAGAATGGCTGAGGATGCCTTGTCTATGAGCTCTAATCCAAAATGTCTTTTGCACGAGTTTATAGAATCATTACAGTTTCTATTACAAAAAGGTATTGCTTCGTTGTTAAGCATCTTGCGTCTTATCTCTTTAAGATGCTCACTATTCCATAATTTTTCTATATCATCAGAAGTGTTGCCTAATGAGTTGACTCCCCATGCACCCATAACAGGGCATGGATATACTTTTTTATCAGTAAAATGATATAAATGTACCCACGGTAAAATACAAAAATGCTTTTGATTTACAATTTGTTCTATGTTATTTTTTAATGATTTCTCTTGCACAAAAATATCCTTCAGCGTATTTAACACCTGCTTGTATACCTCTAAAGCTAGCTACCGCTTTTAGCCCCCACTCAGATCTAGGGTGAGGGGTTTGCATATATTCATATTCATACATTTTCAAAAGATTAATCTTTTCCTCTATTTCTTGTTCGGACAATTCCAAAAATATATTAGGGATAAAGCTATGTGCTTCTGTTTGCGGGGCTTGATCTGTAGAGGATATAATCTCCCCTGTAATTAGTCTCGATGCTTTACATGGCCCTATAGGTCTTATGGCTGCAACAACCGCTTCATAGCATAATTTATGTGTTTGATGGTTGTCACCCCAGTGGGTGGTGTAAACGATATCTATATGATTATTAGATACAAGTTCTTCTATTCTTGTGATGAGCTCGAGCTTATTTGAATGAATATTGTGTTCGTTAAAAATATCTAGATAAAACACCTCGTTATAACCTAACTTATCTTTAACTTTTTCTATAGTGTGAAATTGATGAGTGTTCCTTTCGTTAGTTAGGTTCTTAGGCCCCATAATAAACGCAACACTAACATGATTGTTCTGCTCTAAATTTCTTTTTATAGCCCCATAAAAGCCTAATATTTCATCATCTCCATGAGGAACTATAACCATAGTTTTGACCATAAATTAATTATAATATAAACCTAGTTGTAATCAATGATATACATCTAAATACGTTTATGGTATTTAAGACAAGAGATGAGATAATAAATTTAAATGATAATGGTACTTTTTTAGCCGAACAAATAAGCACAAAACAAAAAATTAGCGGCAATTTCTACAAAAGTGTTCTAGGTAAAAATATCTTTGCAATTAATTACACCACTGAAGATAAAGAATTTATAGCCTATTATAATTTTAATCAAAAAAAGTTTTTTGGAAGTATTTTTTCTTATTCCAAAAATTATGGCGATATTTTAGAGTAATCTGTCAAAGTGTTTTTTAATAGTATCTATAGATACAAATTTAGACAAATTGTCTATATAATTATTATTACCTAGTTTTTTAAATAAAAATTTTATTATATTGTCTGCAGCCTGAGAAGGCTTGTTATTGTTTGGATATAAATCTATATTATTAGATAAATTTTCATTTTCTTTTAAAAAATTAATGTAGCTAATAAGATACTCTTTAAGTTCTTTTTTCTTATTAAACGAAAGCGACTGTATACAAAGTTCTTCTGGACCAGTCAAATTAATATATCGAATACCGTCAATGCCTATTATCTTCATATTAATTAAAGTTTCGTGAAATTCTTTTAAGTAGAAAGCACTTAATAAAGATATAACACTATTAAAATATATTCTTACTTTATAGTTTTTAAGTTTATTTAAATTGGTTTTTACGGTATTCCAATTTGAGTTGATTCTAATAAAATCGTGTCGAGTTTCTGAGCTGTCTACACTACAAAAAACTTTAGTATTATTAAATTTTTCTAATAAACTAAAAAACTCTTCATATAGTTCAAAATTATAAGTTAAATTCGTTGCCATTCCTAATTCTATATTTGGATTATGGTTAATTAAATGTTGTAAGAGTTTTTTATTGTATTTGTTAATAACCGGTTCACCGCCAGATAAAAATAATTCTCTAAGATTGTTTGTTATAGGTAGCACTTTTAAATCATAAACAGTATCACTAATTTTCATTATATTGGTTTTATTTTTTCGCTCCCAGCTAGAGCTACTAACATCACAACAATATAAACATTGAAGATTACAAAGATTGGATCTTTCTAAAAATAATGCTTTTATATCAACTTTATAACTTCCGTCTGACTTTGTTTCGTTTTTGTAATTTTTATATACGTCTTCATAAAGAGAATGATTTATAAGGTACATGCAAGAATTTTTCTCTTCATTAGACAGTTCGCATGTAGAATTGGTAATAACTTTAAGCCGAAGCTTCTTCATCATATCGTGGTTCCAAGCTTCCTCTAGTGTTGTTGTGTTTAGATTACCAAGTAAGTAGTCGTCTCCTTGCCAGGCTACACTTTCACAGGGATAAATATTGCCGTCCGCTCTTATATAAAGCGAAATCCATGGCAAAATACATAAATTTTTATCAAGCATGCTTTATTTACCTGTAGTTTTTATTTTTTATACTACTGTATAAATATTTTATGTGTAGTTTTTTGGTCACAAATAAAGATACATCCGAAGAAGTTTTAAATGCCGCCAATTTCTATCAAAAATTTAGAGGACCAGATTTAACTTCTTATAAAAACGAAAGCGGCTTTCACTTTATACATAATTTACTAAGTATTACCGGAGACTTGACCCCTCAACCACTTATTTCTAAATGTGGTGACATCATAATGGTTTTCAATGGTGAAATATATAATTATAAAGACATTACCCCTGATAGTCTATCAGATGGAGAAAGTATAATCAAAGCATATGAAGAGTATGGAGCAGAATTTTTTAAATATCTTGATGGTGAATTTACTATCGTTTTGTTAGATAAGAAAAAAAAGAAATTAATTTTTGGCTCTGACACTTTCGGTACTAAGCCTATATTTTTTAGTATTCATAATAATACAATAGGTATAGCTTCATATAAGAGCGCACTGTCTGTATTAGGGTATAAAGAAATTTTTCACGTATATGGAAATTATTATTACACATACGATATAAGCAATGATAATATAAAATTAAATAAAATAACAGCTTTTGATTTAGATAATGAACACAAAGTTAATTTAGATGATTGGAAAATGGCGTTTGATGAAAGTATATTGAAAAGAACTGTTGCTGCTTCTAAAAAAATTTTTATGGGTGTTAGTGAGGGGTATGATAGCGGAGCTATTTGCAGCGCCCTGTTAAAGTATAACCTTCCTTTTAAAGCTTATTCCGTCAATGTATTAGAAAAGCCGTCTAATGTTTTATTATGGCGCCATGGATTGAGTACTAAAAATCCACCTATCATAGAAGGAAAACAGATTTTAATACCTAATATTGTCAATAAAGAGCTTATCGACCCTACAGATAGTATGCATGAGATTACTCGAGATGAAATTTTTAAAAATGTCGAGGACTATGCCTATACTCACTTTGATTTTTATAAAAATAAATTTGTAGGATATGTATGTAGAGAGACTTATGGGTTTATAGGGGCCGGTCTTATTTTTTTAAAAGCAAAAAAAGAAGGATATAAGATTTGTTTATCCGGCTTAGGTGGAGATGCCATTGGCTTTAAGGGTATTAATAAGCTATTTAAAAGGCTTAAGGATATTAATGGTGTTATAGATTATGATGATAATAATCCTTATTCTTGTGAGTATTGCTGTGGAGTCCATGGTATAGAGGTAAGATATCCCTATCTCGATAAAAAGTTATGGCAGGAAACGCTTTGGCTAGATAAATCAAAATACAATAATTTTAAAGAGCCTCAAAGACAATATATGTTAGAGCGGCAATTTCCTTTTGTGGACGTGGATACGGCGGGTAAAGAAATTTATGAAAAAGTAGGCTTTTGTAAGAAGCTACCGGAAGATTTTTTCAAGGTTTAAGATTTGCCAAGAATTTATCTCTAATATTATATTCGTTTAGAAGTTGATTTTGTTGTAAGATTTTTAATTGAGAATTAAAGGTTTTTTTGTATAGCTGTTTGAATATGCTAGTATCTACAGGGTGAAGAGAGAACAAAGTTAGATCCATATTAAATTTTTCTGAGTTGTTATTTTTAATGTCTAATGATTTTACTTTATTCTTTAGTATGCTACCCACTAAAACATCCTCCCCCTTATAGGATGTAGGTTTATTGACGAATGTACTTTCTTTTTGAGCACAAATATAGTTTAGTGCTTTTTTGCTTAAAATATAAAAACCCCCCTCTGCATAAGAAAATTTAGATATACGTTTGGGAATTTTAAAAGAATCATTACATTTAAAATAATGAATTTTTGAAGAAGCTGAAGTTTGCTTGTTAAACTTACCTATGTAGTCAAAATTTGATAAGCTGTTTAGCTCTTTTAAAAACGAAATAACGTTAAAAAATGTATCGTCATCTGTCTTAATAAAGTGGGTATAATTTAAATCTTTTACTCTATTAAAAGTAATATATGTTTTTTGTGGAAGTTGTTCATAGCTTTCTTTAAAATCTATATTTAGATATGGCTCTATATCGAGATTGTCACCACTAACAAAAAAGTAATCTATATTATTTTTTTTAAGGTCATGGCCCCAAGTTTCTTGTATATCTTTACACCTATAAATATATTTTTTACAGGTAAATATCAATACTAGCGGTCTCATAATGAATTTATTAATTAAAAGACAAAACGCAATAAAGAGTGGTGATTACTATGAATTACTCAATAGTATAGACCCTAAGCCTTTACGTTCGACCAAAATATGGGACGAACCCTATAAAACCAAGCACGGCATTATTCTAATGCCAAACTTTTCAGATCCAGATTATGAAAAAATGAATAATGAAAAAATTTACATCAAGTGTGCTGCTATAAGATTTAATAAAAATAATAAAATTTATATAACGTGCGGTAAGTCACACAAAGACTGCTTGGAAAATAGTGGAAAGTTCTTTAAGATAATAAGAAGTTACGAAAGAGGTTTTCTAACTAATAATCTAGATTATATTCCCTCCATATATGCAAATAAAATTATAAGAAATTATAAATTTAATAACAATCATTATAATTTTTATTCCCATTATAATCTTATATTTGATAAAGAGTTAACAATATTAAATGAAGAGGGTAAACTGCTTGCTATAGCAAAATATAAAATAATTACAAAAACCAGACAGAAGAATGTATTTGAGGTCGATCTTCCTGCAGATCTAAATATTCAGTCTACGGTTAGAAAATGGTTAGTTAGCATCAATTTAAAACATAAGACTGTAGTTTTTTCCGAAAGAGATAAAGAATTTATATTTTCAAAATTGCAAAAGATTTATTGTGATTTAATAAAAGTAGAATTATAGGCTTTGTAATATGTTTCGTCTACTGCATTTTTCTCTATATCAGAAGAACAAAAAAGACTTTTAAATCTTTCAAGTATAGTCTTTGTCATCGATAAAAAGAGTGTCTCGCTAGTATGTACAGGCTTCTTATGTTCTAAGAAAAAGTTACGCATATCTTTTACTTTACAGAGAGGTGGATTAAGGCCTAAAAAATGCCTAATATTTTCTTGAGATGTTAAAAGAGAGAAATAAACTTGTTTTGACCGGTGATTATTAAAAATAGAATTGTTATGCTTTCTATACGTATAGATCGGTTTTTCAATCAAATAAAAATCTTTAAAATTCTCTCTTAAAATACTACTACAGAGTTCATAATCTTGACAATATTTAAATTGTGAATTATAAAACTGTTTATTAAAGAATAACTGCCCATGGGCTCCAAAATTATAGAAAAATAAAAAATTAAACAAATTTACAACGTGAAGATTAGATTTTTTTTGTAAAGTTAATTGATTGTCTACTTTAATAAAAAAATTACTAGTAGTAAGATGAGTTTTTTGATTTTCGTCAAAAAATATTTTTAGTCTATCTAAAGAAGAAATGTCATCTGCATCCTGTCTGGCTATTATATTAGACGATGCATTAGATATAAGAAAGTTTAACGAGTCTGTAATGCCCTTTATGCTAGGGTTAGAAATGATTTTAACTCTACTGTCTTTGTATTGAGAGAGTTTAAATAGTGTTACTTCATTACATCTATCGGCAAATATTAAAAATTCATAGTCCTTTTCTGTCTGATTTAGAATACTCTGTATTGATTCATCTAAATACTGTTCGTTATTGCGAACTGGCATTACTATAGATATTTTAGGCATACATTGAAATAAAATTGTTTTTGACTAAATTATTTATTAATGAATAAAAAGATTGCTATGTTATTGGCTCTTAACGATAGTTTTGTGCTTAGTATGAAAGTTTTTTTGATTAGTTTAAAAGAAAGTAATCCATGGTTCGATGGTGATATAATATTGTTATCAGATGGTAGTTTATCAGAAAAAAATATTTTAACACTTAAAAAAATTTATAAAAACATTATTGTTATTAATGCTAAGAATAATGATTATAGTGGGTGCCTACCTACTACCCAAAAATGGGGATATAATTTATACTACAGATTTGATGTATTTGAGATGGGGAATTTAGGGTATGATCGTATTATTATATTTGATAGTGATATGGTATTTCTTAATGATATTAAGGAGCTATGGGAAGATAAACATTTGTTTTCTGCGTGTGAAAAATATTTAGGCATTCCTGAGATTGAGCCAAACAGCCCAATAGAACAAAATCGCAAAAGATTTAATTGTGGTTTAATGTCATTTTCTAAAAAATTCTTAAAGCCTAAGTACAAGCAATCTTTAATAAAATTAGCATCCGAAAAATCATGGTCGAGTGATCAGCCTGTATTTAATGTGTGTTTCGCCGGTGATGTATTCTACCTTCCGCAAAAATATAATGTGGTTTCATCTATAGCCTCTGTACAATCCTTAAAAGATGCACATATTATTCAATATCATGGTTTTGTTAAGCCGTGGCATTCAGATAAAGCAGAAGAGTGTTTTGAAGAATTTGTAAAGGATGAAATAACAAAAAATGCAACATCTAGTAAACTAATAATTAACAAGCTAAAATACATTTTTGATAGTTACGTAGAAAAAAGTAAGATATATGTCTAAATTTCCAGAAAAAATAATTGATTTGTTTTTAGCAATAAAACAAGAAAGACAAGCACCTTTTTCTACAGAGCAATTTAAAGCAATGTCGGTAAGAATTAACCCGCACGACGGTAGTCTTGATGAGGTGGATAATCCTATTGAGACTGTTGTGTGGTTGTGTGACACTTATGGCTATAAGGAGTTTGTAGATACAGCAATAGATAATCTCTATAGAGAATCTGAAAGGGAAAAACTACTAACCAACATACAAGTGTTAAAAGAAGAAAACATTATACATAGAGAGCCTCCTATTTGCTGTGCACCATATACATCGCTTAATTTTGATTCTACAGGAAATGTCAATGTATGCTGTTATAATAGACAGCATGTCTTAGGTAGCTACCCCAACAAAACTATAAAAGAAATGTGGAATAGCACAGAGAGAAAAGATTTAATAGCTGCATTATCTAAGTTAGATTTTACAAAAGGCTGTGATTTGTGTTATAAAGGCATTCTTGCATTAAACAAAAATATATTAATTAAGAAGTTTAATTCATGGCGTTCTAGTATATACAATGATATGCCGGTAAATATGGATTTTGAATTTGGAACAGTTTGTAATTACGAATGCATTATGTGTGGTGGAAAGTGGTCATCTTCTATAAGAAAAAATAGGGAAAAACTACCACAACTAATATCACCCTATGATGATGCTTTTGTCAATCAACTTAAAGAATTTATACCTCATTTAACAACGACAAATTTTCTAGGCGGTGAGCCGTTTTTAACACCTTTATATTATAAAATATGGGATAGTATAGCAGAAATTAATCCAAATATATCTGTTCTTGTAACTACAAATGGTTCTATTTTAAACAAAAGAATAGAAGATTTATTTGCAAAACTTCCCAATATGGGTATATTGCTATCTATAGATTCTTTAACAGAATCTAATTATAATTTTATTAGAAAAAATGGTAATTTTAACATGGTACAAAAAAATATAGAAAAATTGCTTTCGCTTAATAGATTATATTCGCTTCTGTTTTGCCCGCTAATTCAAAATATTTATGAAACCCATAGAATAGTCGATTTTTGTGTTAAAAACAAATTACGTTTATATATTAATACTGTACATGGCCCCCTGGGGAGTCGAATTAAAGGGATTCATGAAAACGGTAAAGAAGAATATGTATGGAATGGTCTATCAATGGAAAAAATTAATCATACTAATGATGTACTCATACCTGAGTTTTGTATAGAAACATTATCAAAGCAAGAATTAAAGAAAATTATCGAATATTTAAAGTGTTTATTGTTTTACCCTGAGCCTTATAAAACTATGCTGGAAGGATTAATTAATATAATTAAGGGCTATTTATCTAAAGACTAAAGACCGGCCAACTGGGTCAATAGTAATTTGAGGCCCGGGTGAAAGCTCTTCTGGCCAAAACATAATTAATTCTTGAATACTTTTTACTGAATCAAACCTTAAAGCCTCAACAACAGTCTTAAGCTTCTCTCTTAATAAATTTATTTCTAAAATCGTTTCCTGGTCGTCAATTTCCTTGGCTTCTGCTTCCTCTTCAGATAAAAGCTTAATAGCTGTTTCGTATTTGCTTCTAATAAGACCTCTCCATATATCTTTAGCCTCATCAAATTTAATACCACTACCTATATTAAGATAGGCATACTCTAAATTTAAAGGTAAAAGTGTTTGCATAATATTTTGCGCCCATATAAGCTCTTTATCATATAATTCAATAAAAGGAAGACAACCGGGGTAAAAATAGGAATAAAGCCATTTGCGAATTCTGTCTAATACAATAACTCTTTTCTTACCATTCTTATATTCACTGTCATACGGAAGATATTGAAGTAATATGGAAAAATCACTAATATTACTAACAGTCTTTTTAATTCTCTTTAAATCTTGCTCTTCTACATAATACTGCTTCAAAAACGAAATGTATATTTTATAAAAGCTTTTTACTATTTTATCCTTATCTTTTTCCAAGATTTTTGCTATTGGTAGTTTTAATGCACGTGCAATATAAAAGTGATCGAGCTTATCATTAAGTTCGAGATAGTCGTTCTTTTTTTTATTTTTTAAATAATATTTTAATTCATCTATATTAGGGCTTACACTATAACACATTATACTTTCATAATCTTTAACGTTGTATTCTTTTCCGGAAAGAAGGCTTTTGTTATTCTTAACAAAGTCAATAATTACATGCGATCTTGATGAACCTGTTCTTTTGACTCTTAAGATATTGTTTGGATTTGACTTAAAAAAGGTTAAGTCTACGCTCATATATTATATTAGCTTAATAACAAAATAATCCAGATTAAATGTATGCTGGGGTGGTGACGTTTTGTGTACTGCTATTACAGCTATAAGAGTTTTGCACGTACAGCGAATATAACGTGTTACCGCAAAGATTGGTATAGGTGAACCCACCTCCTCCGTTAGACCCGGCAAACCCACCATTAATATAGTAGTTTACAGAACCACCGGCAACACCTTGCCAATTACCTGCTGTACTACTAACAGAAATAGATGCTCCTCGACATAAGCCTCCACAACCGCCGCCTGTGTTACAAGGTCGAGGGGGTTGTGTTTTCCCTGTAACAGAGAAAGAAGGTGCTGGGGGCGAATAAAGTGTTATGTTACCGGTTACTAATGTAGCATTATAATTTGTTGCATCATCATTAAACCCATCATTAAATCTTAATGTAACAGTTCTTACCGCTGAGGAAGAACATGATGTGCCGCCTGGGTTATAAGCGTTGTTAAACGTTCTTTGAAAGCCTGCTGTTGAAACCACTGATGATCCTGCAGGTGTAGTTCCCCAGGTAAAATTTGCATCTCTTGAACTTATTCTACCAAATCTTGATCCTGCTCCTGAAAAATTACCGGACGCGGTAAAATTGCCGCCATAAGCTACAGTAGCTACATTCCAGGTAGGGGTTGTAACACCGGTGATCGTAAAATGTGATATATTTATATTTGGGCCTGTTCCACCAGCGGCATTAGAAAGACCTTTAACCGCTTGCCCTGTAGCAGCTGCTAGCTGATTTAATGACAGATTATTGCCGGTTGTCGGCATGTTACTTCTCCAACGTCTTAGATGCTTCTAAATCTTTAACTTTTGCTGTAAGCTCTTTTATTGCTTCAACAAGTAAAGGAACAATCTTATCATACTGAACAGTTAAATAATTTTGACCGGAAATACTCTTACTATTTCCGTCTGAATCAAACGGAGCTAGTTTTACGGATTCTGGTAAAACTTCTTTCACCTCTTGAGCTATTAAACCGACTTTGTTTTCTGTATCATTATAGCCAAAAGAGTTTGCCACATCATTATTAGTATAATATATGCCGTTTAGCTTGTTTACTTTTTCTAGAGCACCAGAAATATTACCGCTAATGTTTTTTAATCTTTTATCAGAATAATATGCAATGATATCTTGGGTGGCTTGAATATTACCTGTTACCGAGAGGGTACCAGCATATCCGTTAGAAGCAAAAATACTACCTGTGACCGTTAAATTACCGTTCCACCCTTGAGTAGCAGAAATATTACCGGTAACTCCAAGATTACCAGCCCAGCCTGTGCCTGATATTGTTCCAGAAGCAACAAAATTACCTGCATATCCTGCAGAGGCATTTACCGTGCCATTAATTGTAACGTTACCGTTTGTTGTAATGCTCTTAACGCTAATATCGTACATGTTATTGGCGCTATTAAATAAATCTTTTAACTGCTTGGGATTGATACTTGTTACTGTACTAGTACCAGCGCGTGCGTCAGATAAAGTTGCGAAATTAACAGAAATTGTTGCTACGGCCATATACCATATTTATGTCTAGAAAACTATTTTCCAGTTAAACTAAGTTTTTTTAGTCTCGTATTGTAAAATTTAAATATTTCAATAGCACCACTATCTCTATTATAATCGTCCAAATAACATACTAATGGTATTTCCCAACTACATATTAGTCGTGCACAATCAGAGCACGGTAATAATGTACAAGCTATCATTCTTGCCTCGCCTCTTTTAAATAAACTCAATAGATTCTGTTCAGCATGAATAATATAAGGTAGCCTTTTATCTCTATTGCGCCAAAAGGAATTGCTTACTTTTTTACCGGATACAAGACCATTATAAGCAATACCTAAAACCCTATTATTATAGCCAAGGGCACATGCACCAACTTTTTTAAAAGGATCTTCACTTCTCTTAGAAGCCTCACGAGCTAACAATAATGCATACTCTTCCCACGAAATTCTATTCTTCAGCATCTTCATGGTGTAAGCATTTTAATATTTCTTCTTCCATGTAAGGAATATTGATAATATGCCATTTTCCGGCTACTTTTTCATAATTTTCTGGCTCCTTGCGTTCATACCAAAAAATCTTTAATCTTAACGGTTCTAGACCAGACATTAGCTTATAGAGAAATGCGTACATGCTTAGCTGTAAGGAGTATGTATGGTACTCTGAGCACGGAAAATGCTCTAGCGGCTTTAACATTCGATGCCCAAACGGAGAAGTATATCTAAATTGCTTGTTGGTTTTAAAATCATAGACATTAAACGTTTTTTTATCTTTGTTTTGAACAATAATATCAGAGGTTCCAGCAATACCATACTTCCTGTTATATACCAAGTTTTCAAACATACTTCTCTTTGTATCAAGGGAAATATTTAACGCTTTAAAACCGTTAATTATTTCCTTGTAATGAGAGTCAATAATTTTGTTTTTACTAAGAAATACCTCTAAAACTTTATGTACTTTTGTTCCAAAATTTGCACTATCATCCCTCTTCCTCTTCCATAGATCTAAAACGGTTTGAACTGTTACATCTTGACTTCTGGCTACCCTATAAGCAATATCCATTTCATCAAAAGGATATTTGAATTTTTCTACCCATCTTGTTACACTAGTATACTGAAATTTATCCTTAGGGTCAGTATATGTATGTTCTTTTGCATCAAAAACAGGTTTGTCCGCTAGCAGTATTTTAGGCACAACTAATTATAAACAAAAAAAAGAAATATCAAGCCTTATAATACACACAGGTAAGTGTTTTTGGCATTTCCGTCATGTGAACTAATTTATATCCGAGCTTTTTTAACCCACCATCCATAATACTAAACCAATCATGCTCTACATTCACAAGAATGCTATGATGGGCCGTGTCTTCGTATACGTGTGAAGAAAATTCTTCACAGAATCCTCGAACAGATGAATGTGTTTTTTTCACACATATATTTATTCTAGTTCGTCGTCGTCCTCAAGATCGTCGAGGGAAGAAATATCGAAAGGATTTTCTGTAGAAAAAGAAAGGTCATTTTCATAGCAATATGATTTGAGACCGCTACTGATAGCATCTAACTGTTCTTGAGACAAATAAAGAATGCCAGACTCTTTAGAGTCTATAATCAACTTTACATGAAGTGATCCGCTGGCGCTTTGATCTACAACTTGTAGATGAAAACTATTCATTAATCACGCTCATGTATTTATTATTTATTCTTTCCAGTTACTGTGTCTACAAATAGAAATGCATTATTTTGGGCATCTTCTAAAGTATCATATTCTTTTGGTAATTCAATGACATCTAAATGGTCACAGAGGAAGGCACCATTAACTGTTGGGCGGTATTTGCCTTGCTTATTTTTCATTATTGTTATATAACAACATTTATAGTCTCTAAGTGTAAATACATTTTGGTCAGGATCAGATTCCCATTCGCTATTATATTTAAATTTTTCTATCCGGTTTTTAGTGGGCTTGTAGCTGCGTCTAACCCCAAGCTGGTTATATTTCTTAAAAGTTTCTAAATTAGGATTCAAAAATAAAGCCTTTTTCTAGATTGTAGACTTCATTGTTTTTGCTGTCTTTAATGGAGACAACATCTTCCCTAAGCTGATTATAATAGTTATTTGCCTCTTTATGGGCCAACCAACTGTCTTCCGCTTTAATAGTTACAGATCTGCTTTTATCTGAACTATATACGTTTTTAATAACTACTGTAAACTTTTCCATATCCATATAATAAGAGGTATTCTAAAAAAATCAATATAAATAATTTGATTTTACATATATTTTCTTTTATACTCTATAAATGAAGAACGTCCTAATAATCAATGGTGCCATAGGTGGGCGAACTGGCAATACTTCAATGTTGTTAAGAAAAATTAAGCGAATGCTTCTCAAAAAAAATGATTCTGTTCGTGTTAGAATTATTCATTTATCTCCTTCATTTTGTTGGAATAGCGTTAAACGTGCTATTAAAAAAGCAGACGCATTAATTTTTTCAACAGGTACATATTGGGATAGTTGGGGGTCAAGTATGCAGCAATTATTTGAAAAGATGACTGTATTAGAAGGATCTAAATATCTTGTCGGTAAACCGGCTTGTGCAATAGTTACAATGCACTCCGTTGGTGGTAAAGAAGTTTGTTCAAGAATTCTAGGAAATTTAGTTAGTTTGGGTTGTATGATTCCCCCTTTTGCAGGTTTTGCATATTCCTATGCCGATCACGTTGCCCATAAAACACGTACATCCGGTAGAAGACTTTTAGATGATGTGTGGCATATTCAAGATTTAGAATCGTTGTTAGCAAACCTATTAAAAGCTGCAACAATAGAAATAAAACCAGATTATGAAGTCTGGGATTTCTTGAATACAACCGCATTCGACCCGACAACTGTTTGGTTGAAATGAAAATTATTTTTTCAAGAAATTCCCATAAGTGGTTAAAGCGTTTTAATATTTGTTACAGATCACTTAAAGATGTAGTTTCCTATCTATGCTACAAGGAAGGCTATCCCTCTAACAAGACCCTTCACATTCATATTAGAAGTAAAGGGTACAGTGATTTTGATATAAGCAGGAACGAAATTAACATTGGAATAGACTGTAAGTCTTTTAATAAAAAACTAAGAGTTAGAAGAATGATAAGAAACTTACTGCATGAATTAAGACATTTTATCCAATATAAAATTCAACACAAGCCAGTTAGTTTTGAATATTCATATAAAGATATGATCAATGTATCAGACAAATATTGGTATGCGCCAGAAGAAATAGATGCTCGTAGATACGAAATTCAAAAATTAGATTTTGTTGTTAAACGGTTAAAAAAACTTAACCGGTAGGGGGTGGTGCCCCACCGGCCGCAGGGCCCGGTGCACCCTCTGCTGGAGCAGGCCCGCCTTCAGCAGGAACTCCACCTTCTGGTCCACCAGCCGGGGTAGGTCCAAAAGCAGGCGGTAATGTACTTGCGGCTCCACCACCAACACTTGCACCACCAACTTCACCACCTTCTGCTGGAGCAACACCCGCTAAAGCATTTTCTTTCCAATTAGGGCCTCCAGCTTTAATTTGCTCTAATTCCCAGCTAAATGCCATATCTTTTCTCATAAATTCTCTATTTGCAAGAATTTCTACATCTGTCCAATCCATGTATTTCTTTAATGCATATGTCTTACTAATATTATCAGCTGATTGAATTATGTCACCGAATGTCTTTGATTTGATCTCCTGTTTTTGTGCCTCTCTCATCTCAAAGAAGTTAATTGGTACATTAAACTCAATATCAATGTTAGTTTCCTTAAGATCAAATTTTTCCCAAAGCTTTCTAAGCTTTAAATGCGTTACAAAACCATTCTTTAAGCCTTCAGCAAATTGCTGCTGCATTCTAACAATAAATTTAGCAAATTTTAATTCCTCACGAAGAATGTTCATATCATCTTTGTAGCCAGTTTCAGCATTAAGTCTGGATACTGGTACCTTTAAGCTCTTATAAAGTTTCTTTAAGAAATAGTTCATTTCCTCTAGCCCCCAAGCTTGATTTGCACCTTCTAATTGTCTTACATCTGTACCTTCAGAACCAGCGCGCTTTGCAAACCAGAAATTATCTAAAATACTTTGTGGGTTATATTTTTTAAGAGCCCCTCCGCCTTGCTGCGCATCAAAACTCTTAGATGACCAATATTGGTTCATTAATTTACGCATATACGCTTCTGCTTTTGGTGCAGGCATATTGCCAACATCTACATTGAAGATTAAACGCGCAGGTGCTCGTGCCAACCTATAAATTACGACCGCATCTTCTAATAGACTAATCTGCCTATATGCTCTTCTTGCGTTCTCTATGAACGGAAGTCTTATTGTCTTGTTCTCATTCCATATACCAGAGTTAATATAAGTTATTTGATTTTTGTCCATTGGAACAAGCTTATATTCCAATATCTTGGTAGGGTTGTTTTTGTCAAAAACTGGCTTTCTTAACAAGAAGCCCTTAATCATCATATTCTGTACATTGCCAAAAATAGGATCAACAAATTCGTTAGGTACAGTTATAACTCCTAATATTCCTTCATCCTCGTATTGCTTGTGGATAATATGTTCAAAGTATAACTCACCATCAACTAGTAGTGTTCTAAAATATTCCCACCCTTTATGGGACAAATCAAAATGTTGAATATATTTTTGAAACTCTTCTTCTAGAACTGTAGTGTCTTTGTCATTTAAATCTAGATCTAGAAACTTAGCATGAACTACTTTGCCTTTTGAATCTTTGTTTATTGCATCATCACATATTTCATCTAGCGCATCGGCTACTTCAGAAAAAGATGCCATTGTTCTGTAGTCTCTTAATCTAGATACTTTGTCATGTTGCACATTTGCATACATGTATTGGGTGAAATTGTTATCTAGACCAATAATGCCGGATGGGTCTAAGCTATTATATTCAGTATTACTGCTAATGCTTTGTCTGGCTAGTGCTTCTGTTCTCTTACTGCCTGTATCTTGAAATACTTTAAATTTGGGATTTAGTTTACTTATAGTATCAATAGATGTATAGCTCTGATAAGGAAGCTTAGAGTTAATATAACTCATTAACGAACGACCAAATGTCGATTCACGTCCAGAATCAGAATTTCCGTACTCAGGCATAATAGATATCTTATTTATACGTTAAAAAATATATTCAAATGAAATTTACCAGTTGATTTTTGTGTTTATACGCTATAAAATGTATTGTGGGTTATTAAGACAAACCCTTTAATATGAAAGAAAAAAATTCCGGGAAAAAGCTTTTTTTGCTCACGCGTTTTGAAAATTGTTTATCCCCATCTAATGACTTTGTCTTTTATATAGGATATGAGAATCATCAATTTACTAGTACCTTATCTTTTTGCGCGCGCGCAAACGTTACAATATTATGATACCAATAATTAGATTTATATATCCTCATATACTATTTCATCGCAAAACTGATGATGGTATAGAGTGCGGTCCTTTTATTACCAAATTAGATACCGGTATTTTTTATAGCAGATACGATTACGGTTATATCTTTCAAATTTCTATTCTTGGCTTTGGTGTGAACATAGTGTGGACTAATCTATAATACATATTATAATTGTTCTATGATTTTAAATGATATTAAAGTTTACGATGGGGTGTTATTACATAAGAGATTTGCTTACCGGTATTTTAGAGATAAGTGCCTTCCAATTGGTAATATAATTGCTTTTAGAGCTCCTGCCAATGTGGAGACAGAAGGATTAATAGATCAAGAAGATTCCTTAAATAAAGACTTTATCTACAGCGAAGACATGATTCATTTTTTGTATGAGATACCTCTAATTACAGAAAGTTTTGGTGCCATTTGTTATCAGAGAATGTTTAATGCAAATATTGCAAATATACTCTACAAGTATATTCAAGCACCAATTGAAGTAGATGGGGATGATCTTATGGTCACGAAGGAGTTTACCCAGGGTGGTGTCACTCAACAAAAGGGTAAATGTAGTGTTAGTATTGTACACGTAAAAGATGGGGCCGCGCTCGGTCATACTGGTATCAATGTGGTTGCTGGTAAACGCGCACCTGCATTTGCGTTTAGTACTAATCTTGATAATGACCAGGCTGTATCCTTTATGAAGGATGTAGTTAATTTCTTTTACCAAACCAACGACGATATTTTTATAGCATCTACAAAGATTATTTCACATTAATATGTCTGACCATACGTCACAATATGGTCAAGATAGATTTATCTTAGATATCTATAAAGATAGAGTAGGTTTTTTTATTGAGGCCGGTGCCCATAACGGTGTATTTCAAAGTAATACCTACCCCCTAGAACAAAAAGGATGGAAAGGGTTATTAGTTGAACCAAATCCTATTTTTAGAGAAAATCTTAAATTAACAAGACCGGGTTCTATTATTGAAGAGTGCGCCTTAGTTTCTTTTGATTATAAGGAAGCCACAATTAAAGGTAGTTTTTTTAATGATGACCCATCCGGTGGTTGTACAGAATCACACAACACAACTATTGAGGTACCAGCAAAGACTTTGACTTCTCTTTTGAAAAAACATAATATTAATGAAATCGATTTTTTCTCTCTTGATGTAGAAGGGTTTGAAATAGAAGTTCTTAAAGGTTTAGACTTTAATCGTTATAGTCCAAAATATATTTTATTTGAAGAACACTGGGGCAATAATCATGATGGTACCGGTAAGTATTACAGTGAAAACTATATTAATTTTTTTACAATACGGAATTATACTTTATTTCATAAATTTACTGATTCCCATTTACTGTATAAGCATAATAACGCATGAATATATTTGATATTATTGATGGCATCGCTTTTAGTAAAAAAAATAATTTAATAGATTCTCCAGAATCAGAAAAAGAGTTTTCACTATATCTTGTCAATCGGTGGTTATCTATGCTTGACCCGCTTGCGGCTAAAGTAGTAAATTTAACATCCAATAGAAATTTAAGACAGTTTACAACGGTACAAGATCAATACAAACTCTTGGTTAATGTTTTGCCGAGATTTAAAAGGCAGAGAATTAACTATATAAAAAAGCCAAAAACAATTAAAGACTCTTGATTTTAAGGTAGTTTGTACATAAGTGACTATATATGGCAAACGTAGATCAACTTGGACCAGTACAGAAAAGTTTAATAGATCTTAGCTCACATTCAAGAAATTCACTTAATAGTGTTTTCGTAGGTTATAATCTTTCAAAACTACTAGATGATATTTTACTAGTAGAATTTGTTGATGAAGGCGGTACATCGAACACTATTGTAAGAAATGGTATAGTTGTTCCTGTTAATGCAGATACAAATGCCTGGCGCATTGGTAAGGTTATATTGAGGGGTGATAGTTGTAAGTTAGTAAAGGAAGGTGATTATGTATGTTTTCCCAATAATATGGGAGTTCCTATTGCTAATATTGAAGTAGTAAATTATGGAAAACTAAGCCACGGGATATTTCTTAATGAACAAAGAATATTCGGTGTCGTACAACCCAGAAAAGAAGATGTTAGTATCTCTAGCAAGCCTGAAAAGCGTACTTCAAAACAACGTCTGTGAGATAAAGTTTGCCCGCAGGCGCCCCCGGCCTGGTAAACCTATGACAAGAAGAATGTTATGTACTAATGCACAGGCTGTTCTTAACAGTGTAGATGGAAGAGTAACTCTTAATTATAAACCTGCAGTTAAAGGTACAAGATATAGTCCAGATCAGAAAAATCTTGTCATTGTGTGGGATCTTTTTATGCAGGATTATAGGTGTGTAAATTGCGATAGTTGTGATTTAATTACCAGTATACCTGCAGGTCCAGCATTTTGGAAATACTTTAGAGAAAATTTAGCAAGAATGACAACTCCTCAAAAGATTGCTTATATGGATTCTTAATATGTACGTAGAGAAATTAGAGAAAAGCATCAACACTTTGTTACAACAGAAGATATCTTTTTCTGTAAACGGTAAATCTATAAAGACTGGTAGACTTATACTTTTTTGTATAAAAGACTTTTACTTAATTTTTACCATAATGGTTAATCAAACTAAGAAAGTTTTTGAAGTTCCTTATCCATACAATTTTTGTATAGGTACAAAAAAAATAATTTTTGATTATTCTGTTGACAGCTTGTGTAATGAAGATAGAAAAATTTTAGAGTATGCAAAGTTTCTTATACCCAAAAAGCCTGGAAAATACTTTAATACTAAAGCAGAGATAGTAGTAGTTGAAGATCAGATTTAATAAGTAAATAGATTATGATCATTAACTGTGAAGTCGTTCTCGATAAGAAGAAGTCTTCCAATAAGTTATATTTTGACAAAAAACTAAAACAGTTTAGTAATGCCGTAAAAAGATGTGGTATTCTTGAAGAAGTAAAGCTTTTAAGATCTTATCTAAAACCATCAGCCAAAAGAAAGTTAGCATCAAAGATTAGTCATAATAAGTGGAAGTATTATTGAAGTAGTTGGTCGGATTCACTACTAAATAAGATATATGAAGCTTCCTACTCATTATTTTGAGATCAAGGATCTATTAATTCAGTTTTTAGCAGCATTTGATGATGTTGTTATTAAAAGATATAATAAGAATAGAGTGGCTGAGGCCTCTCAACAGGTAAGATACATTTATGCACCAAAACAGAGAGTACTTCACGATTTAATTAACCCTGGTCAAAATTTATCTCTACCTGTCGTTAGTGTAACAATAGGTAGTATTTCCCGAGATAATAATAGAGTTTTTAACAAAAATGCCGGGTTCTTTGCTCCAAGCAATCCAGTTGAAGATAGTCCGGGGAATGTAACGTTTTTCTATAAGGCCCCTGTCCCAATTAACATTGATGTAAAGATGAGTATTATTACTAGATATCAATCAGACATGGATCAAATTTTAAGTAATTTTGTTCCTTTTAATAATCCTTATATTATATTAAGCTGGACAGTTCCAAAAGAATTTAATCTTCCATATACTCAAGAAATTCGCAGCGAAGTTTTATGGAATGGATCTATAAACTTAAATTACCCTACTGATATTAATGGTAATCAAAAAGCTCAAATAATTGCAGATACTGCATTTACTATTAAAGGCTGGATGTTTCCTGATCCTCAGGCCCCGGTCAAAAATATATTTAAAATTGATACCCAGCTTACAGCTGTTAGCACTGGGGTATCTCTTGATTATGGTAGCTACACATTTCTTAGGACACAAGTTATATCCAATACTGACCCTGCACTTTCTGCATTTTCTAATACAGAAACTGTTACAGTTTCAGGGCGACCTCAAATATCAGAAGTAAAGTTATATACCCCTCTGGGAGAACCATAATGCCTAATATTACAGTAAAAGTAGGTACCTCTGGAAAACAAATCTATCTTTATGGTGATATGTTTAGCTACAAAACTGATGCTGGCTTATATTTAAGTTCTAATAAATTTGATGGTAAGCAAAAATCATATAATTTTTATACCGGGGTAAAAAGTACAAGTGCAGGTAATCCGCCTTTTAGTGCTTATCCTATTTTTGATTATGTAACACATACTAATAATGCTATGTCTTTTACGCTTCCTACTTTTTATACACCGCAGAAATTAGAAATTATCTTTGCAAATGATGCAGGTTACCAAAAAGCATCTGAGGCAAAAAGATTTGACTATATAGAAATAGTAGAATAAAATAGTGGAAATAAACTTGTAGATATATAAGTAGTAGTATGACAGATACTAACAAAAATTTGACTCCGCGTGAAAAGGAACTAGTAGAAGCTAAGAGCAAAATTGAAGAGCTTCTTAATCAATACAAGGCCGCCTTAGTACCTGTAACATTAATTAGTGGTACACGTATTCTCAGCCGTGTTGATATTGTTCCTAATGAAGCGGTTGAAAATAATTCTTCAGAGTCGTAATTAAAGAATTATTTAGTTTAATACCTTCTTTTACGGTAAAATAAACTAAATAATTCTATGGCCTACCGTTCATTTGCCGATTTTTCACGGACTAGTCCGCTTCCTTCAGATTATCTAGTAGGTTACAGACCGTTTCAAGGTGAGTTTCAAGTAGATTTTTACGCTATATCTAATCTTCTTAGTGGTGGGTTATGGAGCACACCAAATGTTTTGTATGTAACAGTAAGTGGATCTGATGGTAATGTAGGTACAGCAGAAAATTATCCTTTTAAAACTATTAAAAGAGCTTGTCAGTTTGCGGCACAAAACCCCCAAAGGCAATGGACTATTTTTGTAAAGACCGGTGAATATCATGAATTAAACCCAGTGTTTGTACCACAACGCACTTCCATTATTGGTGATAATTTAAGACGTACAAGTGTATTTCCTAGAAACTCTGCATTAGATTTATTTTGGGTTACTAATGCAGATTATATCTGGGGATTTACATTCAGAGGTCATAAACGCCCGGGGGCAGCTATAGCGTTTCCTCACTTAAACACTGCTGAACAAGACTACCAAGTAGCCTTTCAAACTCCAGGCTATATTGTGTCTCCACCTACCGGTAACAAACACGTTCCTGGACATCCCCTTTATATCTTTACTAGTCCTTATGTACAGGGGTGTAGTTCTATTACACAATCAACTGCCCCGGGTAGAGATGATGCCGGAGCCGGTATGAGAATCGACGGGGACAGAGTAGGAGGATTCTTGAGAAGTATGGTTCTTGATTCCTATACCCAGTTTAATGAGGGTGGAGATGGTATTATAATACTGAACAATGGTTATGCGCAGCTTGTTAGTATCTTCACTATTGGCGGTACAACGGCTGTTATGGTGAGTGCAGGGGGTCAATGCGATATTAATACCTCTAATGCATCATTTGGTTTATCTGGTCTTGTTGCTTTTGGAAAATCTAACGCACCAATGTTGACTGGTACTTTAATAAGAGACGTTTCTGCAGGTGAAGGTAGCTTTTTAGTTAAAGATATATTTCCCACATTATTGGCAAGATATCCTGCAGAATTAATGGTATTTGACTGCGCAGGGGAGCAACAAAAAACATTACATACATTAGTATCTGCTCTTAGTGTCGGTGGTAATGGGTACCCTGCTTATACATATGAATTAATTGCTGAAGATACAGTTCAGTCCTATATTTCTAGCGGCCCACTTATTCCTGATCCAAATGAAGATGGAACGGAGAATGCTGTGTACTTGTACTTCAGAAGTCAAATTTTAGCTAGTGCATATACTATGGAATATGTTGGTGCTGGGTCTACTTTGGCGACTGCTTTGCCTGTTTTAGGTGGTGTAGCCAAGCCGGAAAACGAGGTCAGAGCAACCGACGGTGCAAGAATATTTGTAACTTTAACCAATGAGAAAGGTGATTTTAAAGTAGGGTCTGACTTTACTATTAGACAAGCCACAGGTACTATTGAAGGAAGAACCTTTAATAGATCAATATTCTCACTTATAACTCCATTTGTACTATCTTTGGAATAAATAAAATATATGGCTCAGATTCCTTTAAATAAATTTGTTAGACGGTTTAGATTGCTAACCGATATAAATACTGATTTTACTCCTTTCTATATCTGTCCCTCTCAACGAGCTACAATTATTCTTACAGTTCAAGCAGCAAACATGACTAACAAAACAGCTACGGTATCTGTAGGTATATCTAGCGCAGCCGATAAAACTTTATATTACCTAGTATCTGGATTTACGGTACCAAGAAACGATTCAGCAAATGTAATTTTAGGTAAAGTATTAATAATAGACGGAGACGCAATTCTCGCTTATACTGATACAGATACAGCAAGCGGTGTACACGTCTCATTTTCACTTCTAGAAGCATTCAATGATACATAATGAACACACCTTTTTTAATAAGTGGTAAAGAACATCCAACACCACCAACTAACCCTAATCCTGAACGTTACGAATTTTTTACTCTTAAAGATGCAGAGCCCAATTTAGGTGCACCTATCGGTTTATCGCCAGCTCTTAGTGCAGCATTCGTCTTAGTATCAACACCAGCCGGGGTAAGGAGTTTTGCTTCTACTGTAAATTATGATGCAGTTAGAAATCAATTTGTTGCTAATAGTGCATTTTGGCAAAATACTTATGTCGGGGTAAGGGCAAATAGCGGTAATTGGAATTCTACTTATACAACATTAAGACTTAATAGTGCAACCTGGCTAACAGAACCTTCTGCTAGCGCATTGTTCTTTAAGTTAACCGGTGGCTCTATTTTTGGTGATGTACGCGTTGAAGGCGATCTTGTAGTTGTCGGAGTACTTTCAGCTCTTGGAGGTATAGCTACTACAGATACAAAGGTTGTTGAAACAACTGCATTAAGAATTGTTAATATAGGTCAAGGACCTGCTCTCTATGTAGAGCAAACCGGTTTTGACGATATAGCACAATTTGTTGATACTGAAGGAGGCGTTGCTTTACATATAGGAAACATTACACCTTGGGTTCCAGGAATGAACACCGGTATTATTGGTATTAATACAGAATACCCTAACCATGAATTAACAGTAGCAGGCTCTATTAGCGCTACAGGAAATTTATATGTAACTACACAATATTTTAGTGGTAATAAAACGCTAGATTACGTTATTTACGAAGCTATACCCCCTATTCTTCAGTCAACATATGCAACAATGACTGCTAATAGTGCCAGCTGGGAGTCAGTGTACAGTTCATGGTTCTCTACAAGCAGTCAATATGCAACCAAAGCAGATTTATCTAGTTCTAATTTTATCTTATCAGGTGCAACTTTTAGAGGGGATGTTCGAATTTTTGGTAATTTATTTGCCTCAGGTAGTTCATTCCTAGCAAATACTATTATTACAACTACTAGTGCACTTAGCGTTATTAATGAAGATAAAGGACCTGCACTTTACTTAAGACAGGGAGGTACCGGTCAAGTATTAGCTGAATTTTATGATGCAGAGTTCGATAATCCTGTTCTTCTAATAGGTAATGCTCAAAATACTGATGGTACCCAACCCCAAGGGGTTATTGGAATTAGAACCGGGATACCAAATAGAACTTTAACTATTGCTGGTACACTTAGTACAACTAGCACCTATAATGATTTAATTATATTTGGTGAAAGAAGCAGTGTTGTTATAGGTAGAAATGTACCTACATTAGGCAAAATTGGTGGATTTAGCAATGTACTTATTGGGGAAGAAGTTGCAACAAATATAGGTTTTAGTATAGATTCTGTGCAAATAGGTTATAGGGCAGGTAGAGATATTGTTGACGGAAGCGAAAATGTTTTTATTGGTTCTAATGCTGGTACAAATTTTAGTAATGCTAATTCCAACGTTGTAGTTGGTTTTAGAGCATTAACTCTACAAGGTGATGGAGTTGGTAATGTAGCTGTAGGTCATAGTGCAGGTGATAATTATAATTTTGGTAGTTTTAATATTTCTATTGGAACTGATGCAGGCGGACTTGTACAAGCAGGAAGCTATAATATTCATATCGGTACCAGTGTAAATAATACTTTAGGTTCATTAACAACACTTGATAATACTATATTAGTAGGTCGAGAAGCTCAAGCAACAAGAAATCAACAATTTATATTGGGGTCTCCAAATTATAGATATTTAGAAAGTGTATTTTTTGGAGACATAAAAATTGATGGTACACTTAGTGCAAGCGATACGAGAGTAGCAGCGTTTACAGCTGTAAATTCTAGTTTATTTAGAGAAAATGCTACTTTTATTAAGGATGTTAATATTATAGGTAATCTTACTATTGGAAATATAACTACAGCAGCAGGAACTTTATTCTTCGGTGATGTTACTATTACTAAATCTCTATCAGTTCCCTCTCTTACTGCTAATAATATTTTTGTAGATAGATTACTCGCTACAAAACCTATTACCGCGTACGATGGTATTGAAGGGGTACGATATGTTTATCATAGTCAATCGTTCAATTCAACAGGAACAACAACAACATTTACGTTGGTAAGTGCCGCGTACTCACCCAATGAAATAATGGTATTTGTTTCCGGTGTCTATCAAAATAAATCTGCTTATTCTCTCCCTTCTCCATTTACATTATTAATGTCGGAAGCGGTACCAGCAGGGACTGATGTTTTAGAAGTGCAATATGTGAACGCTTCACCTTTACCCATTAGAAATACAATTGTATCGGTTGATGATAATACTATAGGGGCTAATAAGCTAACCAGTAATTCTGTAACAACAGTAAAAATTGCTGATGGTAATGTTACTCCAATAAAGCTTTCTACAGGGGCTCCTTCTTGGGATATAGCTTCAAATGTTACAATAGCCGGCAATATAAGCAGTAATAACATCTTTCCTCGGGCTAATAATACGTGGGATCTAGGAAGCCCTGCGTTAAGATGGAGAAATATCTTTACACAAGATTTACATCTGAGCAATTCAATAGGTGATTATACTATTGTTGAAGGTGAAGATAATCTATATATTATAAATAATAAAAGAAAGAAAACATACAAGTTTGCGTTAATAGAAGTAGACCCGGCAGAAGTTCCTAAGGTATCAGAGAAGGATTAAACGGATCGTCAGGAAATATCTTATAATTTTTTTCTTCCATTCTCTGTGACGCAGGCAATTCTGTACTTTCTTGAATTAATAAATCAGTGTTAGTTATAATTTCTTCGTTTTTAGCTTGCTGAATTTCTATATATCTCTTGAGAAACTCATCTGTACATGTCTGAATCTTAAAATTAATTAAATTATCTATCCAGTCTTGAACATCAGCAGCAACATATTCCATTGCTTTTATTTCAGCGTCGTCTAAAGTTACATAATATTCAGCCATGTGGTTACCCTTTATATACTAGTTGATGGAAGCTCATTGCTTACCTTTAAATGTCTTTCTTTTGCGTTTAATTCTGTACTTTCTAAAACTACTTTTTTCTTATCCCCGCTTATATTAGTTTTATTTTTTATTGCTTTTCTTAACTCTAATGCGTAAAGCTCCTCAATAGCAGCATTAGCCCTATTTTTTACTACAATTTCAAACCATTTCTGTGGATCACATTCTCCCCATCTTAGAATTTTATCGCTTAAATCAGAAATTTCGACTTTAAATGTTTTTGCCATAATATATTTATTTTAATTATGCTAATAAACAATATGTAAATGTTGACCAAGTATCACTATAACCTCTTCTCATTCCTTCATTTGCATACCAACACAGTCTATCCCCTCCATTTGCAACCACTACAACCACACTTTGTACGGTGGCGTAGCTTGCACCACCAAGTACTATTGCACCATTTACCCCGATAGAGATACCGTTCCTTACCGGGTAACACTGCATCCCATCTCTATTATAGCTATTACCTGTAGTCAAAACATTCATTGTCATTCTATATTTTCCATATACCGGGCACACAAATTCACTGGTTCTTCTATTAAAATATCTCGGATTCCAATAGTAAGGTTCATTAGCAGGTACCTGTACTGGAAAATAGGATTGACCAAAAGGAGAGTTGGGATAGTTATTTTGTGGATAATATGACATTGAAGTAGTTGATGCGTTATAGCGAACAGAAGCAAAAGGCAATTGAGGTTGTGAAGTACCTGTTATTCCAATTCTTGAAATCTCTTGATTTGCATTATTATTAAAAAATACTTCCGATAAAGAAGTATTTATTGACATACCGTTAGAAAATGAAATAGCCATAAAATTATGAAATATAATCAATACACATGTAAGTCCATGGTATACCGGTTACCCCTAAAGGGGAATATTGTGCTTCATTTCTATCTGAAGGGCCTAAATCTGTACCTCCATCTACATTTCCTCCATTCCATGATTCGACATCTATAAAGTCTCCCGCCACACAGTTTCTTACAAATTCTACAGTGCATGTTGTGTAGCAGCTCTGTACTGTATGTACACCGTTAAACCAACGACTCCCGTTTACCCTTGGATTTAAAACCGCATTGTTTCTAATTAATCCTGTGACACTCACCCTATACCATCCAGCAACAGGAATTACATACCGATTGCTAGCTGCTACCCACCCCCCAGCTGTATCTCTAAGTACTAAGCCAAAAGGAACAGGGTTTTGATTTCCGTTGGCTTCATTTGCGTTTTTACCAACAAATAGGCTTGGTGTTATCCTGTTAACTCCCGGTCCTGCTACTAAGGAATTATTAGACCATCTATATAATTCTTGACCAGTAGTTGTATTATTAAGTCTTAATACAGGTTGTCTTTGTACGGCGTCTAGACCATCCGGTAAAGTAGTAAAATTAGCAAAATCTCTTCCAATAAAACAGTCATCTACACCAGAAGCCAATTCTATTGTGTTACCGGTAGTACCAAATCTAAAATTTACCCCCATATTATCCCATCCTTTCTATTGAGCCTATTGTCCATCCACCTCCCCAAATATTACCATCATTTCTATTACCACCAAACGATATTGTATCTCCTGCATTTAAAGAAAAAATCATACTTGCGCCAATAGACATATAGTTACCGGTCCCTTGATAGACATAATGTGAAAAACTAGCTGGTGCAGATCCATTTCTCATAATCCAATGATGATGATTGTGCCGACATAATGCTGTAATATTTGCTTTATATATCCCGGTTTGAGGTGCAGTAAAGTAATTAGCTGTTGCTACAGTTGAAGCAGGTCCTTGATAACTTTGTGGCGTCCAAGTGTGTAAATAATTCTGACCAGGGTTTGTATCGCCTGCAAGTGTACTATTTATCTGTAAAATCGGACGATAAATTTGCCGTATAGTACTGTTATTAATATTATAACGCCATGCATCTACATTGTTTACAGATATTCTAAACTCTTGAGATGTATTGTCTGCATATATATTATTGTTATTAATACCGAAAATAGGCATACTATTATTTATAAAAACATTAAATAATATGTATGCCTTTAACTCGTATTAAATCTGGGTTGTTTAATGATTCTACCGTAACTTCGTCATTTATAACTAATAAAACAGTTTCTACTAATAAGATAAGTGACCTTAGTATTGGTACCGGTCAAATAACATCTAATACAATACCGCTTTGTACGTTTGCAACTAGTACACCAAATAGAAGTATATATACAGATATTAATGGTACTCCTACTACTGCAGTTAATTTTAATCACTGTATTAATAGAGTTGTATATAACTACCTAGGAGGTAATTCCGATGTTAATTCTCAAGCAGGTAGATATATTGCAACATCTAATAGTACCTATAATTGGGTACCAGGTTTGTATTACGATTATACCCCTTTATCATCAAGTAGCAAATTAAAATTTTCTTGTAGTTGGGGTACAGGGTGGACCGGAAATGCCCATCAAATTAGTCACTACATTTTCTTTGCAAATAATGTAGATACTTGCAGGTATAATGACTCTGGTTATTATCCAGAATCCATGAATTACTTTCAATTTTTTGTAAATTCTTGGGGAAGATTTCGCTCAAGAATAGGTATGCAATATAGAGATTATTCTTCTAATAGATATCGCCTTGCAGTCCATAGTACTTATTATTGGAATGGAGGGGGCGGAAATTACTTTGTTAGACCTCAATTAGTAATAGAGGAGTTATCAAGCTAATGGCATTAACTAGAATATCATCCCCCTCGTTAATAACTGCAAATACTTTTAACGATAGTCAGGTTAATAATTTATCGATAACTACAAGTAAGCTATCTCTTAATAGTATTACTGGTAATTTAATCGCAGATAATACTCTAACATTAGGAAAGATATTATCCTCTACATCTTCTTTTCAGCAATTAGTATTTAGTTCTACAGGAACTCTTCAGTATAGCAATAATAAGGCCTACTGTATTAATAGAGTCATACAAACCTATAATATACCGTTTGGGGCCCCTGCTTCTTTTACCTGGGTACCTGGTTTATTTATTGATTATACCCCCCTTAGAGCGGATAGTATAATTAGGTGGGCAGCAAATTATAGTTGGTATTGGAATGATGGTAGTTACGGAATTCAACATCAACTATTTTATTGGAATAATCAATTAAGAGATCAATGGACACTTGGGGCGCAATATGGAGAAAAAAGACTTCATTATGAACGTATGTATCCGAGCTGGGGAACTACATCAGGAAGAATAGGTATTCAGTGCAGATATTATTCTGGAAATTATTATGGAGCGTTTCACGGGACTAGATATTGGAATGGCGATGGAGGGACTTCAGGAAACACTGTAACACAATTAGTGTTAGAGGAGTTTCTAAATAACTAATATGCCATTAACAAAAATAGTAAATTCTAATGTTGATGTGAATGCTATTGCAAATAATGCATTTACTAATCTATCTGTTACTGGGTTAAAAATTGCGGACAAAGCGCTAACAAATAGTAAATTTGCAAATTTAAGTATTAACCCACAATCAGTACAAAATTTAGATACACAAGGCAATATCAGACCTTTAATTTATGATAGTACTGGAAGCTTGGCCATCTCTGAAGATTTAAATTTTTGTAATAATAGAGTCATTTCTTATTATACAGGCGGTGCTTACTATCTAACAAATAGTTTTGATTGGTTTGCAGGTGCGTATGTAGATTTTACACCTACCTCTGTGAATAGTTATTTAAGATTTACTGCAAAAATAGGACACGGTTATTATAACTCCCATACTATCTCTCATTGGATATTTTATGCTAATAATACTGAAATTTGTAAGTTTTCAAACTCTGATTTGTATGATGAAAAAACCTGGCATTTTGAAAGAATAGTACCAAGCTGGGGAACTACAAATGGTAGAATAGGTCTTCAGGCGAGAAGGTATGGTGGTAGTAATCAACATCAATTTATGACAACTAATTGGTGGGTAAATGGTTATGGAGATAATTTAGATGGAGCAACAGCTAGAAATAGAACCATTCAAGGGGAGTGTACAGTAGAAGAACTACCTAATAGAAGTAGATTGACAATAACATCAGGAATTACTTTCCCTCAAGGAATGATTGCCACCGGGGGTGATGTTATATATGATATTGGAGATAATAGAGTACATGTATTTGAAAATTCAGGTACTTTTAATATCACACAATTAGGTACTGATCCTTCTAGAGGAAATAAAATTTGGTATACAGTGGTAGCAGGTGGAGGTGGTGGAGGTATGGATATGGGTGGTGGAGGCGGAGGCGGTGGAGTTATTGAAAATCAATGTGCTACTGTTTTAACAGGTAATTGTACAGTAGTTGTAGGAGCCGGTGGAGCCGGTTCACCTGGCCCTTATAACGGCCCTCCTCCTACAGGTAGTGTTGGGGGTGATTCTTTTCTCTATCTTACAACCCCTCTGTCTGCTGGTCAAACTAATGTAACTAGCGTAGACTATCTGGTTGTAGCAGGTGGTGGCGGTGGAGGTATGGATATGGGTGGTGGAGGCGGAGGCGGTGGAGTATTATCTGGTACATTACCGATTATAGCTGGTCAATCGTATACTGTTGTAGTAGGAGCAGGGGGTGCTGGTGCACCTGCAGGCGGTACATTCCAACAAAGTTCTACCCATCAGTTTAATATTGCCGCTGGTAACGGGGGCAACTCACAATTTGCTACTTTTACTGCTATAGGGGGTGGCCGGGGAGGTAGTTCATATTACCAGTATAATCCTGGCCCAGCAGGATGTGCCGGAGGATCTGGTGGAGGGGCTTCTGGGTACAGTGATGGTAGTGCTTCTTTTAGAGATGGAGGCGCTGGGACCGCAGGTCAAGGATTTAGAGGTGGTCGTGGTGGACCTCAGTATTATTCTGGTGGAGGAGGAGGTGCAGGCGGTCAAGGCGTTGATTCCACAGCTAGATCAGATGGGGGCCCTGGCATCTTAAATAACATAACAGGTGATAATTATTATTGGGCCGGAGGAGGAGGCGGCGCTGGACATTCAAGAGAATCAGGAAACGGTGGTATAGGCGGAGGAGGTGGGGGCTCTGGGGGCGGTTTGCGCGGCCAGGGTGGTGGCTCTGCATATAATGTTGGTAGTCCAGGTGGGGGAGATGGTGGTAATACACCCGGAGGTGATGCAGGGGAAAACACCGGAGGTGGTGGTGGAGGAAGTGCACATTATAACTCAAATAATAGAGGAGGATTTGGTGGTTCTGGTATTGTTGTAGTGAGATATCAGGGTGTACAGCGTGCACACGGTGGTGATAGGATATATCAAAGAGTTATAGGGGGTGTTCAATATACAATTCACGAGTTTCTAACCCCTGGTACATGGCAATTTATAAATTCTAATCAACAAATTATACAGGCAAGAGGGGGTGGCGGCGCTCAAAGCGGGCATTATAGATCTACCGGGACAAGCGGGGAAAGATATATTGGTCCAAATCCAACTAGAGGTGGTTCCGGGGGAGGGGCCTCTGCCACCCATAATGTAGTGGGTATAAGATATGGGGGTAAAAATATTGCCGGTCAGGGTACTTCTGGAGGGGCTTCTGCAGGTACAGTAGATTATTATGGAGGTTCTGGTGGGGGAGCATCTTTTAATTCTCCTACCACTGATGGAAATTCACTTGCAAATGGTCGAGCGAGTATTCAGTCTGGTATAGGGGGGGATGGGTATTATTCTTATATTCTAGGAATTGAGAAATGTTTTGGAGGTGGAGGAGGAGCGGCAAACTATACTGGACCGGGATCTGGGCCTGCAGGAATGGGCGGAGGCGGTGGAGGGAGTAGGTTTGATGATAGTTATGGTAGCCAGGGTGGAGCAGGTGGACAAAGCGGAAGCAGTCAGATAAATTACTCAAGCCCTAACTCTAACTGGAGGTGGATGTGGGATAGTTCTGGTGAGGCCGGGTACAGTGGATCTAGTATACGGGGGGGAAATGGTGCAGCAAATACAGGCGGTGGTGGCGGTGGAGGGACGCACGCTTATAGTACGGGTGGAAACGGTGGAAAGGGTATAGTGATTGTAAGGTATAAGTATACTAATAATAAGAGCAGAGGACTTCTTGGTACTATTGAAAATCCTGCAAATAATGCAAGGGAAATTTTAGCAGCTAGACCAGGGGCTCCAAGTGGAGATTATTTCTTATGGGTTGACGGAGAGCCCACGTCAATTTATTGTGACATGACAAGTTTTGGAGGTGGATGGGTGTTAGTTGCTGTTGGAAGAGAGGGCGCCGGGAGCAGCGTTACAGTAAAATGGCACACACAATGGTTTGCAAATGCTGGGGGCGGAAACTATAAAGAAGGCTTGAGACAAGCCAACCTTGCTGCTGTAACTAGTAATTTTGTTCCTCGTTATTTACCTTCGGGTGTAATTCACGGTATTAAAGGTGAAGATACTTGGAATAATATGGAAATGATTATTAACCGAGTACAGCTTAATGATAGTTTTTATCTAAGAAGTCCGGGGAGTAGATACGTATTTGGATGGGCTGATTTTTGTCCAATTTTATCGGAAAAAGATCAATCTGTACTAAACAATCCAAATAACTGTGGATTTAGTTTTAATAATCCAGTTGGTCGTGCTCCAGACTCAACAACAATAGCTATCTTACCACTAACATATTCTAGATACCCAAATTTATGGGCAGGTGGATCGCCAATCTATACCTATAATAATGCACTTTGGCCAGATACCCAAACTAACGGATTAAGTAATGACTCAAACAGAATGTTTACGTGGAATTGGAGTGGTCATCAAGGTTGGACAGGGTTTAGTACTGGTGCATCTATATGTGGCCCCGGGTTTCAGGCAGGCACTGAATGTCATGCTATACAATTTGTAAATATATTTGTGAGATAATATGGCACACTACGCAGAAATTAATAAAGAAAATATTGTAGTTAGAGTTTTGGCTATAGCCGATAAAGATACTATAGATAATACAAATAAAGAAAATGAAGAAATAGGTAAAAAATTCTGTAGAGATAATTTTGGCGGGGAAAAATGGATTAAAACTAGCTATAATAATATTATTAGAAAAAAATTTGCTGCTATTGGAGATTCATATGATGAATCTTTGGATGCATTTATACCTCCTAAACCTCATCGAGATTTAGTTTTAAATAAAGAAACATGTAAGTGGGAACATATATTACCTATACCAGATGACGTTAGTCATTATTCATGGAACTCTAATACACTTAAATGGGACTTGCAAGAAACATCAGTAACAGGAGCACAAGAAAACAGTGACGAATCATTATCACATAAAACAGCCGCACCCATAGATCCAAATGTAAAGCCGGCACCTTTAATTACTGGCGAAGATTAACTATTAAAGTTTTTTGAAAAGCTTACTATAATCAAAATAATAGATATTGTTAAAATTTAAACTTCTTAACATATGTAAACAACCGCTACAAGGTTTGCTCATATCTAGCTCATTATTTCTATTAATTCTAGTATTAACAATTGATAATCCAGAACAATCAGTCGCCCCTAACTTAATAACCGCATCCATCTCACTATGTATACCAATTTGATCGGCCATAAATTCACCTCGTCTATTTTTATAATTATAAAGAAGGTTCCTAGGATGGGTTTTGCTTCTATTAAACCCTATTTTTAGTATCTTATTACCATCCAATATAAAACTAAAATGACGACATCTATGAGAACTAGGATGCTCATTTAAAAGAGCATAACTTACTTCTTTAATCTTATTGAAGACTTTCAATTTATAATATGAAGTAATTTTAATAGGACAACAGAAGATGCTATAGCTGCAACAAGACTGGTAAAAGTACGAAGAAGTTCGAGTTTATGATTGTGACGGTCAACCCAAATCTCTACTAAATCACGCAATCTACCTTCTTCTTCTAATCTTCTAATTTCTTTTTTACTCAGCTTTCTCATTCCTCATCTCCTAGTAGTTTAATTATGTCAGTATTATACTTCTTCAGGAAGTAAGACCGAGATTGTGCTATAAGCTTATTGTAATATGTTTTATCGTTAATATGACGGGTTTGAAGCTCTAAAAATTTATTTCTAAGCTTATCTATTTTAGAAAATCTGTTAGGGTCTTTAGAGCTAATAAGCTTCTCCGTCTCCTCAACAATTTTTTTAGCCTCTTGAATTGACCAAAGGTAGGTATTATTTAACACCTCCAATTTTCCAATAAGCTCTTCAACGTCAAATTTCATGGGTATTTGTAAATTTTCTTCCCTTTCTTTTCTTTATAGTTTCTAATCTCTTTACCTTCTTTAGTTACCCAGTTTATATCGTCGAAGTTTCTTTTAAACTCCTTGCTAAAACAATTTCTTGGCTTACTTCCTTTACCGGCCATAGTTTAATTTTATAATAAAAATTCAGTTATCAACTGTTTATACAAATATATTTGGCAACAAATTAGTGTACTTTGGAAGGTAAGTTTCTGTTATTATATTCAAATCTTCATTTCCACCCCGGTTAAACAAATCTTTACCTTCTCTAATAGCCTTTATAATATTGTCTTTGTTCTTATACTCAGATTTATTATATTCAGAATGAGTAAAGCTTTCTAATTTCTCTATTATTTTATCTAAAGTACCAAAATAAGAAAAATGCCAACCCCCTGCAGAAAATGTTTTGAGCCCCGCCACTTTTAAATTTGAATCTCCCCGTTTTAATGCATGTCTTAGCTCATTAAAATCATTATTAAAATGGTAATATATACTATCTAAATCTCCAAATACAGAACCAAACCACTTATTTCTCTTCCTACAATTAATATTATAGTAATAAAAATTATGCATAAAACCAAGTAAAATCTTAGGCTTTATCTCTTTTAACTTTTCAAGAGCAAGAGGGTCAGGTATCTCATCAATATCTGATATACCTACATAATCAGTAGAACTCGGTTTAATATACTTTAAACCGGTTGTAGCAACATTTCTTAAATTCTTTTCATTAATCCAGGGATTGGGATGAGGCTTGGCAGTATGAACGATATGTACAATCTTATTTTTAAATTGTATAAACTTCACTTTATGCTTTTCAAAGGTATTCTGTTTTAAACCGCCTTGATGGTAGTAAGGGCTTTCCAATAAAACAAATTTGTCTACTACGTGATTTAATTCATGAAGTCTAAAATTGAGCATCTCCTCTTCATTATTGTATGTAAAGCAATCTATAATCATACACTAGCCCGGGTAGGAGTCGAACCTACATTTTACGCTAATCTGGCGATAATACAGAGTATAAGTCTGCTGTTTTACCATTAAACTACCGGGCCAAATGCCCGGTATCATATTCGAAAATAAGCGGGGTTTTCTTTCATAAAAGAAAAAAGGATAACCCCAAACCTCACTTTTTGTTGGAACGCTTTTTAGCGCCTCCACCACTTTTCCTACTACGGGTAGAAGAAAGATCGTCTTTTTTAGAAATTTGCCAAGCATAATAAAAATATAAAGAAAAACCAATCGCAATTCCAAGAAAAAAGATTTGTACAATTAGCTCTCTCATCTGGTTATATTATAAGTTATGAAACGAAAAAGCAAGGTTAAACTAAATATATTTCGTAGTCTCTTTCAATAGTCTCAACTGAACCGAAGGCTGCGAGAAAAAATCTCCACACAGTCGGTGACATTTTAAACTGACAATATGTGACTTTATTTTTTTCTAATTTGACTAGCGTCTCAAAAAGAGGGTTTTTAATCTTAAGTCTTAATACGGCCTCTTTAATAGATTCAGTGATATCACTCACCGATTGAGGAGTATAGGGGCAATTGTTACTTTTCTCCTCAATTTTTAGACGAAGTAAAACATGCATTAAAACATTAATGTAAGTAGAAGTGAGATACTAATTAGCCCACTGGTTACAAGAAATAAAATTAATCTCTTAGAACATAATTGTGCTTCAAGTAAACTTTTTCTAAAAACATAAAGCTCGGCTGCATCCCGGGCCAATGAATTATAATCCTCTTCATGCGTTCGGTAAAAATAATTACGACGCCTCATTCTTTTATTATAAACTATATCTACGTATTTTCTCGTACCAAGTATCCTCCAAGTATTTTGGATTCGACAATAAGATTTTTAATAATTTCTTCAGAAAACGGTCTAACCTGTGTTACCATATCTACGACCATAATTCCTAAAAACTTCTTATCTAAACTTTTTATTGCAACTATCACAAAACTCTTCACACCCCGTTCACACCAAAACGGCTTTAATGACATACTCGTATCTACTGCATCAGATACATTATCAATTCCAAAATAGCCATCTTCTTTAACTTTTCTTAATATAGAGGTAAAGACAGTTACCGGTACATTTTGCACTGTACTTAACTCACTTGAAATATTATTTTTACATGCCTCATAAGTTAAGCTAAACTTTTGAAATTTATTTAAAACTTTATCTGAAGGATAAAAAGAACCACCGTTGTGAAATTGTGCAATCCACACTCTATCGAAATCATAATCTGCTCTTATATTTTCTATTCTTTCATCTACTAATTCATTTGCGTTTAACATTTTTAAAATCTCATCTGTTTCTTCTTCTTCTATTTCTACCTTCTTAAAAGAAAATCTTGCCTTAGCCCAGGAGGCTATAATCGGGCTTAATACACCCGTAATAAAAGCAATTGCTAACGCTACAATATGGTTTGTAGTCTCTGTATTAGCCCATAAGTCGGCTATTGAAAACATAAGAATATTTAGTCGTTTTTAAATGGCGTTACGGAGAATTTCTAGTTCTTAATGCGTACTGATCAAAGATATAGTAAGCCGTGATCGATTCAAATGTTGTACCTGTAAATGCATTAGAAGTATCTGGACCATCAATTCTCATAGACGTTACTGCAGGATATGTTGTTGGATCTGCTTGAGTTAGATTGAATAAAGCACTATTTAATTTTGCTTGAAATGTGTCTACTTTTGTGACTGTTACGGGCATAATATTATTTATGTCAATAGTATATAATAATTCTAAAGTAATTTATTGCTAAAAATAATAAATGAGCCATATAGCACTGCCAGGCTAGGACTCGAACCTAGAACATGCAGATCCAAAGTCTGCTGTGCTACCAATTGCACCACCTGGCAAATGGGCCGGGGACAGGATTTGAACCTGCGTAGCTTTCGCGCCTGATTACAAATCAGGTCCATTTGACCACTCTGGCACCCCGGCATAATGCTGGTGGATAATTTGACGTACTTTTCCTTTAATTATCCCAAAGACTCGAAAGCACTAAAAGGTCTACCCAGCATGTTATTTTATCTTCTCACCTCTATCAAATCTATCAAAACCTGTTTCAATCATTTCTTTTAATTCCCTCTGTACATCTGCAACAAATTCTATTTGTTCATTATCTTGTAATAACTGAACATAAAACCCTAATACATTAAACATTATTGCAGCAGTAGTAGTTGGGTCGACGCTAATCTTTTTCTTTAAAGGTTCTACTGCAAATAATAAATCTTTTTTTACCTGCAACACTTGTAATAGCGGGGTAAATTCAACATCTTTGTTGTTATATTTTACTTTCATAAATTATTCGCACCTGACAGGGTTCGAACCTGTGACCCGCAGATTAGAAATCTGCTGCTCTATCCAACTGAGCTACAGGTGCAACAGATTAAGGTTAAACTCTTCTTTCTAATTTACCAGTCAAAAGGTTATAATGCCAACCATCCTTTCCATGAAGTGCATCATACAGATCAGTATTAAAATTAACCAACTCCATAGTAGACTTAAACTTCTCACAAGCAATACTACTCTCAGACGATAGTTCTGGTTCTTTATCGTAGATTAAATAGAATAGCTCTTCAAGGCTACCCTTCTTGATCTTTGAGTCCTTCATGGACTCTATTATTTATTCTATTAAACAGCTCATAAGGATAATAGGTTGTTTCTATCTCTCTTACTTGATCGTTTAATTTCTCAATAAGCTCTTTAGCACACCTATAATCTACATAAACCAAGTGTCCATCTTTTCTATAACCATCTGGCTTAAAAGTAAGTTCTATAACTGGTACCCTTTGTCCTCTAGACACCACTTTAGAGGTATTAACAATTTTATTGAGAACAGCATCATACTCTTTTCTCTTAGTCATACATCTATTATAGATGTATTTTTAATATATATCAAGATTTATTATTACCAGTTCTTACAGCTAAAGTATTTAGCAGTACCAGGCTTTGCCGATGAACATTTATGTCTAGCCCTAAACGAGGCGCGCTTTTTTGGATTAGATTTTTTAATTCTTCTTTTGGGATCTCCATAATGAACACGTTTTAACTTCCCCCCAACGCGGGTACATCTCATATACTTTTTATCTGATCTTGTAGAAGATTGTTGACCTGTAACTTTAGTACAGCGAGAACCTTTTTTTTCTTCCAAGATTTCTTCAGTTAATAATTGAACATAAACTTGTTCGAACATCTATTATTTATTCTAAGTAACTTTAGAAAAGTTCTTAACACAACTTCGTGCACCGTTGGGAATGAAGTACTTCTTATTACTATCCCAACATTCTTTAGTCATAACCTCAATCGCACCAGCGGTTTTGTGCCCATAAACCATTCGTCCATAACGGTTACGCATTTTTTCTGGAGGCAGGTTTAATTTAGGTTTAACCATACTAATAGGAAAAGGTGGACTATTTTTAATGTTCATTATACAATTTTAATATATCTGATTATGAATGTCAATATTATTTTTTATCTTGACTAAGTCTCGATTTCATACATAATATAGGTAATGAAAATGATATTAAAGAGTACGGACTTTGTACCTGCAAATAAGGTCAAAATTCCAGATATTTATTTTAACAGGCTTAAGACGGGTCTTGTTGAGGTAGATGAGTTTCTCGGTGGTGCTGAAAGCGAGACTGGTGGATTTCTTAGAGGGGGCGTTTATCTATTAGCCGCAGGTGCAGGTACTGGTAAAAGTACTTTCTGTCTTCAGCTTGCGCAGGCTCTTCACGATAAAGGTGTAAAGGTTGCTCATGCTTCTGGAGAGGAATCTATCGAGCAACTCGCATTTGCTTGTAAGCGTCTTAATGTTAAAGATGTTCCTATTGCAGTTCAATCCGATATTGATGCTATTTGTGAGAAGATGTCAGAGTTTGAATTTATCGTAATTGACAGCTTTCAAACTCTATCTACCAAAAAGCAGATGACCCCGAGAAAAAAAGAACAACATTGTATTGCACGTCTTTGTGCTCGGGCTAAGGATACAAAGTGTACTGTTATTGCTTTATGTCATCTTACTAAAGCAGGTGTGTACAAAGGCTCTACGGCCGTATTGCACGGGGTAGATGCTTGTATTAATCTTAATGTAGATGAAGAAGATAATACATTAAGGGTATTTACTTGGAGTAAGAATAGGTTCGGACCAGCTGATAAGGAGATGATTATTAGTATTGGTAAAAAGGGGTATGAATGGACTAAGGAGGAAAAGCCTGAGGTTCAAGAAGTAACACATATTACCGATCTTATTAAAGTTATTCCTCCGAAGAATTCTAATAAAGATCTGGACCTCCTTTCCAAGTTTAAACAGATGGAGTCGCTGACCGCTTCAGAATCAACTAAATAAATTGACTAATTTTTACTTGACTAGAACTGAGCTTCCTATAGAATATATGAATAAGATGAAAGGAGGTAATACAATGACTACTGCTACTACGGTTAGGACGTCGAGCGAGCGCGAGGTGACCCCTCGGTTGACTTGCTTGATCACAGGCAAGAGCCGTCTGACGAATCGTGCGTATTTGGAACGTAAGTCCATCAACGCTGGTTCCGTCGAGGCTTATCTCAGCCACTACATCAGCCGCGGCGCTCTCAAGCTCCTGCGTGCTGGTCAGTCGGTGGAAGAGACCCGCAAAGCCCTCAACGTTACGGACTATAACAAGCCCATTAACGCTGATGTGCTGAAGCGAGCCATCGCTTTGAACGGCAAGCATCGTTCTGAGTAATATTGCTTGCTGTACCTTAAATAGGGTAAGGGTAAAACCTTGCCCTATTTTTGTGTTTACATACGGCTAGGGTCTTTAATATAACAAAACAACCCCCCTACAACATTTAGCTGTTGTAGAGATTATGGAAGGCGGTTCTGTTGCTGACCTTCTCAAAATTAAGAGATAGATTAAAAGGAACAACCGCAACACCATGATCGAAATTTCTTATGAAGTTTTGTGCTTCATAAGGTACTTCAGCACGATAGTTTTGAATTTTACCTTTTTCTTCTTTTTTAATAATGCAAACGTTATGGAATACACTCACACTCTTAAGCTTTTTTATACTATTATTTCTCTTAAGTGTACGAGCAATGGCGCAGTTTTGTGGGTTAGATCTCTCTCCGTTTTTGATGTCAGACGATGAAACTCTTAGTTTCAATGACTTCATATTATTATTTAGTCTTCTGTAGATTATTTGTTGTCAACAATATAATAGATCAATGAGCGAATCTAAAGACAAACCTATTGTTAAGCCTCTCCCGTGTGGTGGATATGCTGTTTATACTATTGATATTAAGTCTAAGAACCTTGTACAAACAGGGTATATTGGTTCTAAACTAGAGTTAAATGCTTATCTTCCAAAGGATGCTGTAATTCAAAAATAACTTTTTTGCCTATAAATAATAGGTGAGAAATGATATTGGCTTAATATTTGAAGCCTACAGAAAGGTTTGTAAAGAAGCTAACGAGACAGGTGCTGTTGTAAGCCCTAATAAGAGCGTTACAACATCTAGTACCCCTCTACCTCAAGCAGTGCCTGGTGCTGCGGGTGTCACAACACCACAAAACGTGAGTCTGTCTATTGATGATGTAAAAAAAATATTAAAAAATATTTCCGATTCATTTACTAAAGCTAAAGATACAGCTGATATTTTACAAAAAAATAATGTACCTGGTTCGCTGCAAGCCTTACAGTCAGGAATACAAAACCTTCCTTCTTACATTTTGAATATTATTTCACTAGCATCACCAACAACACAACAATTGAGTATGCTATCTAAATCATTATCTTTAGCACCACAAATTGCTTCTATGGTTAATAATGTAATTAAAAATCTAGGCCCCTCTGGTGGAGGTGAACAAACCCCGGCTAGTATTATAGGAGGGGTTGCAGATACCAATTCTAGAATAGCAATACCCAATACCCCAGCTAGATTAGCAATACCCAAAACCTCAGATGCTGCGCCTGCTGGGGCATCAGTTACAGGCGCGGTATCTGATACAGGGGATGGAGCTACAATTAAGGGTGCTCCAGTTCAAGATGATACTGTTGCACCAGCAGCCCCAGCTACAGGTGACGAGACTGTTGCGCCGGGAGTTGATCCAACAAAAGAAGAGCCAGTAAGAAAAGCAACACTACCAGATGGAACACCGGCTCCATCCGAAGGCCCATACTATGTTATGACAACAAAAGGCCCTAGATTGACCACAAAAGGAACCCCCGGGGCTTATCAAATAAATAAGCCATCGGCAAATAAATAATATATGGACAACGATAGCCGCTTAATATTTGAAAATTTTGTTAAGAGCAGACCTTCCTCAGAAGTAGTAGAAGAGAAGAAGAGATCTAGGTCTACTAACCCTAAAGAAGATATCGATCGCGATGGTAAAAAAGGAACACCATCTGATAGATATCTAGCCAATTTAAATAGAAAAGTAACAGATGCAATTGCTAAGAAGCAGCAAAGCGAGCAAGAAGAATCAAAAGCTCGCGGTACAAGAATTGATGTTGCTTCAAATAAGCTTCTAGGAGATTTAAACAGATCTTATTCTACTGAAGAGTGTGAACAAATTCTCCGTAAAGCATTAGATACCCATCTTTCCGCTCGCGGTCGTAATGAAAATGCTGAATCTATTGTACCTTCAGTAGCCGGTGTGTGATAGCCGGCGTTACAATAACAAAAGATAATACAATTAAAAACCTAGAAGCTTCAGTGCTTCAGCAGTTATGTCAAATAGTGGAACCTCCTAAACCAGAAATTAAGGATAATTTAAAAGAAGTTAGCTTGGAAGATGCTTTAAAAGAATTATTATCTTTACAAAATCAGACTAAATAATAGTATGAGTATAACCTATTACGTTGTGGAAAAATTAATCAACGAACAATGGGAAGATTGGGTAGTGCTAGGCGAATCACATACATTAGATGAAGCAATTGAAACGCTTGCAGTTAGTGAAAAAACTTGTGATCAATGTACGTTTCGCTTAGTAAAAAGAACCGATAAAGCGATTAATAAAACAGTATATGGTAAAATAGACTAAAGGAATAGAACCCTTAGTCTATTATTATTAGCGACTGAAATCGCCAAGATCGCGAACAAACGTATATTCGCCAGGCTCTTGAACGAGCGTATCAAATACTTCATCTGTTGCATCAGCCATAGCAGCAAATGGGGACGCAACTGCAAATAGACCAAAACCACCTATTGTCGCGGCGGTTCCCAGAGGTCTAACTACCAGAAGGTCGCCCACTGCGGCAAAGCCACGCGCGACTGTCCAATCACTGTCATCACAGGGAGTACAGGTACCAGAATCGGCCAACGCGATAGTAGTTAGCGCAAGGCCAACTACAAGTGAGGCAAGTAGTTTATTCATTCACTATTTATACAGGAAGCTATAAAAAAATCAACCTCTAAACTCAAAATGATAAGGATCACCAGGTATAGAGGCAAAATGCCATCCAAATTGCGGCCCATTCTGTTTGAACCAGTTATAATGAGGTGTATTAGGCTGAATATCTATTGCCATTCCTAAACCATGTCTAGAGGTTCCAGCTCTTCCTACTACTTTATGCCCCTCACCAGATAGACCTCTTTGATGTTCTAAATTTCTATAAGCACTATTAATTGGAAACGGTCTTCCGTAGGCTTGTTGCGCGGCAAGAAAAGCATCTGCAGCTCTCGGACTTAAAAATGCATTATTAGTATACCATTGCCTCTTACCAGATGGACCAGCGTTATACTTGCCTACAAGTTTTAATTCCTTTTGTGTTAGCTGTCCATTCTTCCCAGTAGCGGTTTGTTGAGGCTGTGTTGGTGCGGTAGTTTGAACAGGATAAGATGTCGTTGCTATATTACGCTGAGTCACTGACGGAGCAACTTGTTGTGTAGGTGAGTAAGCACGTGGGTGCTGTGTTCTTTGTATTTGTGATGATGTTTGTACTGGGTAATACGGTTGCTGCTGATTTGTACCTCTCTTTGTTCCAGGCCCTACAATTCCCCGTCCTGTATTAACATTGAAATTAGCCTCTTTAATAAACTGTCTGTAAGAAACCATTAATTATTTATTGCTTTTTATTATTAATATTATAACATAATCAATATGTTAGTATTAGCTATAATGCCTTGTAGAGGACGAAAGGAAATTACTTTAGAATGTGTAAAAAGGCTAAACTATACAGCTAGCGTTCCTTATAAATTGGTAACAGTTTCAGGACAAGAAGATAGAGATATAGTACTTTCTACAGAAAAATTAGGAGCTACCCCTCTTGTAAGTAATAAGCCTAAGCTCTCCTATTGGGAAGCATTACAATATGCAACAGATACATTTACGGATATTCCTATATTGGCAAATTTATCTAATGATATTCTTGCAGGAAAGGATTGGTTGAGAAGAGGTCTTATTGCATATGATAAACAAATAGGAAGAAATAATTTTGGTATGGTTGGTTTTAACGGTGATAGTCATGGTTTTGAAAACTCCTGCCATTCATTAATACATAGAAACTTATTAGCAAAATATGGGGGATGGCCAGTTTGGTATAAACATAATTTTGGTGATGCTGAGCTATGTACTAGAGCAATAGAAGATAAGGTTTATTATAAAGATGCTTGGGCAATCTTATTTCATAATCACGCCTACTTTTATGGGCAAGAAAGAGATGATAACGTTTATAAGGAAGGTAGAAGAACAGAGAAAGAAGATGGAAAATTATTTAACGAAAGAAAAGCCGCTGGATGGCCTTCAGTGAATTCCTCTACTAATACACAGATAGCATCTTTTACTCTTTAAGAGTAAGCCGAAACAATTATATCAACTAACGATTTAGATGTCTCAGCACTTTGAGCGGGTGTATTGTCTCCATATGTGTCGTAAGGATCATCTATATCAACATCTGTTATTATAGCAGCTTTTGTAGGGGTTAATTGCGGGGGAGCTTTAGGGCAAGTATCTAGTATTGTTTGAAAGAGAATCTTAGCAACAGAATCTGTTGTTGTTCTGTTATAGAGATCAATTACTTGCTCTCTAGAAAATTTTCCCTTTAACGCTTGAGTTGGAGATTTAAATTTAAGAAAGATTTCTATAGGTAAAAAGAGCAATGTTGTTTCAGCACAATCTTTAATTACTCTATATGCGGCTGGCTTATTGATTGTTACTCCTGTATCTGGGGCTTCGAAAGCTTTCTTTGCCGGTACATACAACTTAGCTTTTGTCTCTGTAGATGCTTCCAAAATAACATCTTCTATTCTTTTCATTGTATTATTTAATATATATTAATATATATATTGTGGGGTGGAGAAGTGGTAACTCGTCTGGCTCATAACCAGGAGATCGTCGGTTCAAATCCGACCCCCGCGAAATCTTATGAACAAACTAATTACAATTATATTATCACTGCTTCTTAGTGCAGCCTGTCATGCTGTTAACTTGGCCGTATCTACTGATGCTGATTACTATCTTTATTACGGAACATTTAATTCAACCAGAACCCCTCTCTTTGTAGGTGTTAACAATCAACAGGCTGGCAGCCCTTATCAATATCATTTCAATGTGGGAGGTGTTGAGGTTAATGATATTACAAATTATGAGCTAGGCAGTACCGGTCTACTTAAACTCAATCTTCAAAGATTCAGAGTACCTGGAACTGTGGTACCAGGTTATCAAGGCCCCCCAACATATTCTTATTTGACTTCGGGAGTGACCTTTACAATTAAGGCTGTGGCCTTAGGAGATAGTTTTTCAAATATAGAATTTGCTTCTGATCCTCTTAGTTGGTATAATACTAATCTCTTAAACAGACCTACTCTAGATAGTGTAACTTTTATTCAATCTGGAGAGATATCCTTTAATATTACCCAGGCTCTTAATCAATGGAAAATAGATCCTCTTACTAATTTTGGTATAGGGCTTATTGGAACATATTCTAGCGTTGAAGGTACAACGGCACAATTTTATTCATTAGAATATTCTGATCCAATTCTTCACCCTAATGTATCAATTATACCTGAGCCATCTACATTTGAATTTTTAATAGCCGCTATGGGGGTTGTTTTTATTACATGGTTTTTAAATAGAAAATGAAAGCTTTCACGCTTGTTGAGAGCTTGGTAGTAGTTTGCGTAATAGGTATATTACTAGGTGTTGGGCTTCCAGTTTTGAGTAAAGCGCATGATACCGGTAAAAAGGCAAAAGAGGTTAGTGCTATAAAAAATTTAATAACCGCATACAATCTTTATAGTAGTGATAATAATAATTTACTAATGAAGAGTTATGATCTTAATGGTACCGCGTTTGATATAAATGGTAAGCAAATTGGCGGTGAAGAGAGTCATGAATCACACCGATGGCCTTGGAGACTTGCTCCTTACTTTAACTACGATTTTTATGGATGTACTTTAGTGAATGAGGCGGCCAGATATATCAAAAAACAAGGAGGCTTAACACAGACATACCTTGTAAGTGTGCTTCCTTCTTTTGGTCTTAATATCTATCTAGGTGGAAATGATTATGAAGGTAAGCAATATCAGAATAGAATTGCTTCATCATTAGTCCAGGTTACAAAGCCTTCTCAAACGATAGCGTTTGTTTCATCAAGAAGTATGGCCGTGGGGGAGAGGTTTGAAGGGTTTTATTATGTTGATATACCTAAAAGTAAATCCAAATATGATCCAAGAAGTAACCCAAAGAGTACGGGCTATATTTCAGCCAGATATAACGATAATGCTATTGTTGCGTTCTTAAACGGTAGTGTTAGTATTCTAGAATATCACGAACTAACCGATTCTAAGAAATGGTATCCCTTAGAACCTTAATCAACCTTTACATTAATCTCAGCATTTACTTTGTAAACAAATAACTGATCTACAGATATAACTTCTTTTTTAGTATCTGAAAATATAGATATCTCTCCAGTTTCTAGGTTAATACAATCTAGATTAGAAGCTGTATAATATTTGCTAACCTTCGTCTTCATATAGCATGTGACCTTAGACATTTTTGGGTCAGCTATGGTGAAAACATCTCCTACCTTTAATTCGGAAAAAGGTATTTTATTATCTCTTTTGTCAGGCTGAGTAAAGGTCACTTTCATATCAATAATTTATAAAATGTTATTGATATTCCACATATTTCTTATAATATATATTATGGGTATGTTCGACACAGTAGTTATAGAAAACTTAAAGCTTCCTTCTCTTCCAAAAGAAGTATCTTCTTTTTTGAAGAATAATAATAAGCAAGTACCCTCCGAGTTCCAGACAAAAGATTTAGATAATACATTATCTTCCTTTACAATTGATTCTTCCGGTCAAATATCTGTTACAGAGTATAGACCGACCGGTAAGAAGATACCCTATACCCCTCCTTTTTCCGGTTGGACAGATAATAGGTCTTTTTTAGAGCGTTTGTATTTTAAATTTATTCAAAGACAAATTAATAAAAAGCATCCTACTCTAAAGACTGTAGATGAAAGGAAGCCAGTTAAGGTTAAAGTAAAGACTACTAGTACTTTTGGTATTTACACCTATGAGGAAGTAGGAGGTAGATATCTAGATATTGAGTTTAATGTTATTGCTGTTGAGGGTAAGGTAAAAAAGATAAATCTTATTAAAGCCGAGATTGAATCAGAGAAAACTGCTAAAGCAAGAAAGAAGCAAAACGAAGAATTTGAACAAAAGCTCTCTACATCAATTGCAAAGCGAAATGTTTTTAGAGCAAAATGGTATTATCCAATTGTAAAGGAAATTTATAATCCTTTTGTATTCTTCTCTTCTAAACTAATTCAAAAGATTTGCCATAAAATTTCTAATCTGACTTATCGTTGGACAGGTGTGTGAAAATAGAAATTAAAAAAGACCTTAAAACAGACGAGTTGTATATTGAGCTTCCTGATGATTTGTTGGCTAATCTAGGGTGGTCTGTTGGTGATAAAATTGAATGGCAAGACAACAAAGATAACAGCTGGACTTTAAAGAAGGTTTAGTGTGTCAAATAACGAAATTAATAAAAGATTGGCTGAGATAAAATCTTTGTGGGGTGATGGAGAGCCAGTATACTCAAGACATAGATTAATAGAAGAGTTTTGTATATGGGTTTCAAGATGGAAATATACTCTAACCTCTGGGCTTTACTTTAAAATAAAATATTTTATTCAACGCCATATTCGCGGGTATGATGATTTAGATAAATGGAATGCAGCTTGGTACATTGCTAGAAAATCTATTCCAGTTTTAAAAGCAATGAGAAATCAATTTCACGGTACCAGTGTCAGGTGGCATATAGAGGATAGATTTGGAGAAATAATTGAACTTACTCGTGATGAGGCATTTGCACAAGACCCACCTACATCGCTTACAGAGGATGAGTGGCGCGCCGTACTTGATGATATTATTTTTGCATTTCAATTTACATTAGATGAAGATAAAAGAACAGAGTTTAATGAAGAGAAATATAATAATTATTATAAAAGACACAGACGTGGATTAAAGCTATTTTCCATTTATTATATGAACCTTTGGGATTAATGAAAATTATATTTGGTACTCCTAAGGATATAAAGCCGCATAACTTCGGTGAAAACGTATTTGTGAGCCAACCTCACTACAAAATAGTATTTGAAGACGGTCTAGGTTTTTATATTTTAAACTCTTATAGATTTAGATGGTTTCCAAAATTTTATGGTGTGTTTCACTCTACTTTTTGGGAGCTGTCAATTGATTACGCTGGATGGACATTTGAGATTATGTGGAATAAATCATTTAAGATATGAGCATTGGATCTTTATTAATATGTGTGGCCGTATTGTTATATGTATTCTACCTACGGGAGAGATTTAAAGATTAAGTATCTAGATAATTTTCAATATTCTGTTTAAGCCTTTCTCGTCTCTTTCGTGCTGCCCGTTCTAATGATGTAACATATAACGCTACAGATAATGGAAAGAAAATTCTAAGAAAAAATTGCATGTGATCTTGTTTGGTCAGCAGATCAAAATATACCGTATATAATTCGTGTATACTGTAAAATGTCCAAATCATAGCAGGGGCAAACAATACCCAAAAAACTAAATTATAGCTTTTGTTAAAATGGCTTTTAATTTTATCGAGCATATAATTACTTAGTGAAGTACACATTCAGAGATGTAAAATTAACTCAAGAAGAATTTTTTGAGCTTAAACAATGTGTTGGAGAGTTTCGTAGAATATGTAGAGATCAAGCATACAGGTATGTTAATGGTGATTATGTGAAAATTGAAGGCATTGTGAACCAAGACAGATATAGAATATCGGAATCATTAGTAGCATTTTTGGACGAAGTTGAGAGACTGAACAAAACTGTAAAATGAAAAAAGCTTTTACTAAAATCTGGCTAATATGGTCTAGAACTATTGATCATAGAATTGGCCTAACAGATGGCGATAAACCCGAGATCCCCACACTTAAAGTAAGAGATGCAAATATTAGCTTAATTATTCGTACTCTCATAGTTCTAATTAATTTTATTACATGCGGGTTTATTATAGCTAATGTAATTCGACATTGGTAGTTGATTATTATTTCTTCTATCTTATACTAATAATAGTTCCTACGTAAATGATTAGGTGGATGTATGGAGGAAAGTAGGATTAGCCCATACCAATCCTAATCCACGTTTTGCGGTATCGTTGAAACCGCTTTTTTTTCTTGACATAACTTTAATAACCTTTATAATAATAGTATGAATTTAATATTGTTACTACTAGCAGGAATTGTTTTGTGTTCTTGTACTAGCGTTAAACAAGGACCATATACTAGGAATAACATGGCCGAAGACAGTATAGATTGGGATTATAACAAATATAATATGCTTGACACTCCTGATGGAAGCAACGATCCTAATGCTAGAATAAAAATTTGGGGAGCAAAATATTAATGAATTTAACCGAAAAACAAAAAGATAAACTTAAGAGACTTATAAACCAATCCGGGGAACAAGTTGTGGCTATAAAACTAATTGATAGTTACTTAAAAAAGTATACTAGATCTTATTTTACAAGTTCTGATTTACCTGATACTGCTACGTTCGGAAGTGGGGTAGATGAAATTCAAGATTTTCTCCGTGAGGGTGAATTTGAAACAGCTTATAATATTGCAAGCGATACAGCAGCTGATATGCTAGAAGATGAAGGTTTTGAGGTATTTGACCGTGAGTAAGAGAATTACAAGGAAATGGACAAACACCACAAAAGAGGCATACGGGGATAATGAATATACTGATAAAGGATTACGGGCAGAAAAGTTAATTCTAGAATATTTAGAAAGTACTTACCATGACGTAATATGGTATGAGAATGATAAGGAGAAGCAGATTGCCGGCATAGATTTTGAATTTAAAAAGAATACCTGGGCCAATTATTATAGTGTAGATGTGAAAGCCAATTTAAAGAACGGTTTTATATTTGTTTACCCTGATGAAATATCTCGAAAAAAGAATCATAGAATGATGCATGTAGATATGGACGAAGGAGTAGTGGTTGAATATGATAGAGCAAGCATGATTGATTTTATTAATAGAATATCGCCCGAATATAAAATAGATAAAAATGGTAAGAAATATGTTTCGTTTAATGTTTCTAGAGATAATCTTGGCAATAATATTGAATACTTTAGAAAATTTAAACTTAAAAACTTTACTCCGCCTAAAAAGGACCTTTCTAACGTATTGGACAAATACGAACCTATTGATTTGTAAGACTAAATAATAAGATGAATAAAGACAGTCATCTTATATTTGAAGCATATAAAACCGTAGTAACCGAAAGTATGCCATATCCAGAATTTGCAAAGCTTTCAAAACATGCAGCCTCCAAGCTTCCTGAAGATAAGCCAAAAGAGAAATTAAAATATACTCACGAGATAGCAGCCGCTTTTCTTCCTAGAGATATTGATACAAATACAAAAGAAGGTCAAAGGAAAGTGCTGGAATTGGCGTTTGATGAAGTTGTAAAGAGGATCTTTAAACACGATAAAAATCCAGAAAAACGCGCTATGAATCTATTTATGTATGATGAAGACTTTCCTATGGATGTGGTGTCTCAATATGGTTGGTACCAAGAGCATGGATTCCCTGATGTTGAAGATGAATTTAGAGAACAAATGCCTGATAGTAAAGAGGAATATTCTGCACAAGACTATGCACATGAAATGGAGTTAAAAGGCGAAGGTGAAGAGAGTCCAGGTGATGTGAAGAGAAGAAAAGAAAATGAATCAAGATGGATGAGTATATTGGGCAAGTTTTTTAGAAGTGAATATAAACGAGAAGGTTCCGACCCTTATATAAAGTTTTTTGAGACACATTCTCCTTTTTATGAAGATTGGGTTTTAAAGAAATTTGCCGAAATGTACAATCAGACATGGGCATCAAAGCCTGAAGATAAGATTGATATCAATCATCTTCTTAGCGTAAAAAATGAATTAAAGAATAAAAAAGATGCAGATAATGAACAAAGACGTGCTTCAGCTGAAAGTGAAGAGAGACGATTAGACCCTAAATGTTGGAAGGGATATCATAAACAAGGAACTAAAATTAAGGGTGGAAAAAGAGTTAATAATTGTGTTAAAAACTCGTGAAATTTTGTCCTAAAAGAACATTAAACTATAAAGGAATTGGTGGAGTTGAAACAACATCTGATTATGTTTTACAGGAAGATGTATTAAATTTTCACGGTAAAGAGTTTACCGATCAATGGTGTTTTTTTATAAAGAATAGACCAACAATTATACTAGATGGGGGGGATAGAGGATTTTACTATGCTGATTATAAAGAATATGCAATAAGGACAGATATGTATATTCATAGTAACTAAATAATAATATGAACAAAGATACACATACAATCTTTGAACAATATGAAGATGTTATAAAGAACACTCAAGGGCTTCCAGCACCTAAGAGTAAGATTAAAGTTATAGCAAAATGGGATAAAGAGAATATAGAAAATTCCCACGTAATGGTTCAGGGTGTTGGTATTTTTACTCTTGCCCAAATCAAAGAAAATTTAGCAGGTAAGTTTGAGGATTTGGCTAAAAGAATAAAACAAAACGAACCTGAATTCGTTTACAAAAGAATGTACGAGCGGTTCGGTGTTTTAAAAGCTTTTCTTGAAGCATTAATTTTAGCTGAAAAAGATATCGAACATATGAGACGGGCCGGCCAGATGCCCGGGGCAGCAAAACGATTCTTTTAAAAGTTGCCTAAATTCTAAATTCCAATATACTATTATTTCAAGTTGGCTTAGTAGCCCAACGGCAGAGGCAAGCGACTTAAAATCGCTCAAGTGTGGGTTCAAGTCCCTCCTGAGCCAAAGATGGGCGTATAGCTCAGCGGTCAGAGCAGGGCACTCATAATGCCTTGGTCCAAGGTTCAAATCCTTGTACGCCCACCAATACGGCGAGTTCGTCTAGGGGTCTAGGACTCGGGACTTTCATTCCCGATACATGGGTTCGAATCCCATACTCGCTATTGATTTAGATATTATTAATTTAAATATATTATGTTCAACTCACAAAATGAATTATCGTGGTCTAAGTGGGCAAAAACTCCTACTGAAAAATATTTAGAATCAACAGGATATTACAATGAATTTATAGAAGTTTGGAGTGAACCTAGCTGTGAATCTTTAGAGGAGCTTTATGGTAAATGGCCCGGCGGATATATTACAATGCTTAAAGGAATAAAGGGAGATGAGCTTATATCGATACGAAAGTCCTTAAGTGCAGAATATATGTTACTGGAAGGCAAAAATAGTCCGGAAGTTGAATCTCTAAAAACTGGAGCATCAATAGGTTATGATTGGTTAAAAAAAAATAAAAAAAACTAGTTGCATCTTCTTAAGAAGTACATATAATAATAACAGTTCATTGACATTTTATCTGTAGCAAGTAAGGGTTGGGACCCTGAAGGCAGTCTGAATAGTCCAACGCCGTGCCCCACAGGCGAGTGTAGATGGATACATTTACATATGAAGGAGTATATGATTGGTAGCATTCGGTAAGAGATATAAGTCTACTGTGAATAATATTCACTAGAAGTCATATTAAAATATAAAGTTCATTCACTGAACGAAGCTCCAGGCTAGTATTACGCATCTTAGAGCATAGTCCTGAGAAGGACAAAGTTACGTACGCTAATTACACTTAACTTAGCTGGTAGTTACAGCATTAAAATTCGAATCCGGTGTAATTGATGCGGCAGATAGAATGTTTTCTTTTTTGTATATTTTTCTTGACATTCTTCCAAATCCATTCATAATATAGGCATGAAAATAGAATTGCCTAAGTTACAAAGAGTAACTAAGGAATCTGGTGAAAGACACTATGTTACTCCTGAGGGAAACAAATATCCTTCAGTTACAACAGTACTATCTGAATGGAAGAAGAAAGAGTTAGCTAAGTGGAGAGCTCGGGTAGGGGATGAAGAGGCGGATAGAATAAAACAATTTGCAGCTAGAAGAGGTACTCAATTCCATACACTTTGCGAATCATATCTAAATAAAGAGCATACAGAAGACAATGTTGGTGGTATGTTTAATCAATTTAAACCCATCCTAGATAGAATTAAGAACATTAGATGTATGGAGCAACATCTTTATTCAGATGAATTAAAGGTAGCCGGACAGGTTGATTGTATTGCAGAGTTTGATAGATGTATATCAATTATAGACTTTAAGACCAGCTCAAAGCCGAAGAAGAAAGAATACATTTGGGATTATTTTATGCAAGCTAGTGCTTACAGTTATATGTTTGAGGATAGAACAGGTATTCCTATTCAAGATATTACTATTCTTATTAGTTGTGAAACTGGTGAAAATCAGATATTTTTTGCCCATAGAGATGAATGGATAGATAGTTTTAGGAATTATAGAAACCTTTATAACGATAAGAAATTAGAAAATAGTGTTGCCTGATTCAATATTTCTTTTATAATATAGGTATGATGAAAACAAAGACAGATAACAAACCAGATGTGAAACCATTTGTCGGTCAACATGTAACGGAATTTCATTACACTGATAGGGATGCTTGGGAAGTCATTGAAATTATCAGCCCCCGTCGTATTAAAATTCGTGAGCTTGATGCAGAATGTATCAAGAAGCCTAAGGACTTTCATCCAGGCGGCTTCTCTGGGCATTTTGCAGATAATCATGATCAAGAATATAAGCTCTCCAGTAACCCTAGTAACAAGATTAAGATCTTAAGCTGGAGAAGTAAAGCCCAGCGCTGGTGTGAAGTAGGGCAGCAGACCCGTTATAGTAAGTTCGGCCTTCATCAGAAAGGTGAACAAGCTACCTATTTCTACGATTATAATTTCTAAATAATATGTGAGGAAGATAGCGGAGATAATAGTATCAATATTTCTATTACTCCCATTAGTGGTTTTGTTAAAGATATACAACAAGTATCATGACTTCAGATTTAGCAAAAGAATTAAAAAACACTTCAAGTAGACTTTTTATATCCAGATATAGCGAATTATTTAATCGGTATTTAGCCGGATTGGATGATTCAACCAAACATATTATTCGTAATAATAAACAGCTTAATAATTTGTATGATCTATTTTTGGATTTTATTATTGACTCATCACAGCATTTAGATTATACTGAAGCTAAGAAAAAAGAAAAAGATGTGGGATCCTATTAGTATATTCTTTTGTATTTGGGTTCTAAACATAGGTCTTCCAGATGGACGCCTTAAAGCTTTAGAGGTTATTGATGCAAAGGAGCAGACCATCATTAATCAAGCCATTATTGATTCTACAGATCTTAGGACCGGTATTAATGAATAATTATGAAATTATTGAAGAATATGATGGAAGATTACCAATTTTTAATGTGACAAAGAATAAAGAAGTTTTAAAGAGGTTTGATTCTTATGAGGAAGCAGAAAGATTTTTAACAGAACATATTAATAATAAGTCAACATCTTGTGGTGAAGAAAACCCTTGCAATTAAACTACATTCCTTTATACTCATAATATGAAGCAAAATCAGAAATTAACGTTAAATATGATTTTGACCTCTTTAGTCAATAATCAAAGTTTATTTGATAGCGTTGTGGAAGATGTTGAAAGTAGATTTAAAACTAAAATTAATAAACAAAAATTACACGCCATGTTAAATGTTGTAGAAGTGGAGGTTAAAGATGAGCCGGTACTTGTTTGAGATTTATAATGTAAGTTCTAGAGGTAGAATATTTAAAGGGTTTAAGACTGTTGCCGCCACATCTCCAGAGGAAGCTCGGTCAATTATTTTAGAAAAAGAAGAAGATAAAGAAAATATTCAACTTTGTCAATTATATTTTAACTTTGAAGAATGAAGCAATGGTTTATATCTGCTTTTAATTCTTGTCTAGATTTAATAATCTTTTGTGGTGCTTTATTTATTTTTGCTTTTGTTGTGGGTGTGTTATTTTCTATCTTATGCAAAGCATTTACAATTTTTTAAAAACTACACTTAAAGCCTGGACGTCTGTTCCTTATCAAGAAAATAAAATATTCTCTGGTCCTAATACATTTGAAGAATTGCTCACTCAATTTGATCTTCCTGTAAAGATTAAAACACAGGCTGATGTAATTAGAGACTATCAAGTAAAAGAAACATTAGCAGCTTTAGAGGTAGATATGTTAAAAATGGATCCTGCAAGGGTATTTAAAGGGGTTCAAATCTGGTTAGATAATTACGGGAACAAATTTGTCGATTGGGTTCCTTGTGTTGTTAGACCTGAGATTATATATTGTTCATATGGCAAAAATTAATATTGTACGTAGACAGCCTATTCAGCATTGGAAGGTTGAAATTACGGTTAATGACCCAGATTGTAGCTTTTCTATAAAACCAGAAATGTCATATAGAAGAGTTTTTAAAGCATCTAACCCACACGCTGCTATTCGTGCGGCTGCTAACTATTGTACAAAATATATGAAATATTATCCAGGGGTAAACTTTTCTTATTCTACAAAAGAAGTAGAGCCTTATAGGTATATTAATTATGAACCATCAACTAAAGCTGATCTTTAATAATTATCTAAACTTTGTGGTGTCATTTTTTTATGATATAATATATACATTCCTACGATTTGTTCTTCACCCTCTTCAATTCTTATTTTTTAAATTTCCTAAAATATATGAGGCTATTATAACCATGTACATTTTTATAAGAAATTCTCTTCCTACCAAAAATGAAACAATCTATACACTTCTTCATTGGCAGTATTATATTCATATTATATTGCTGTTGATTCTTACTTATATTAGTCGTGTCAGTCAAAATATTAGTTCTTATATTTTATCTAATGCTAAGCTTTGTCAAGAAAAACAAAAAAGTTACTTGTTGAGATATTAAACATATTAAGTAATATATTTACATGATCCCCAAATTTATATATCAGACATGGAAAACTAAAGAGCTTCCTTTAGCTGCTAAAGTTTTTACCGATAAAATGAAAGAGCTAAACCCCGAATACAAGCATATCATTTTTAATGATGAAGAAATAGATTCTTTTGTTAAAGAAAACTACAGCAAACAGGTATTTGATATATATGATTCCCTTCAACTAAGAGTAGCAAGAGCTGATTTATGGCGTTATATGTTTTTATACAAAAATGGAGGTATATATTTAGATATAGATTCATCTATTAACCGTTCATTAAGAGAACTTATTGTTGATTCAGATAGGGCAATAGTAACTAGAGAAAAAAATCCTGGTTTGTTTGTTCAGTGGTGCTTAATGTTTGAGGCAAACCACCCTATTTTAGAAGCAGTAATTAAAAAAGCATTGGAAAATGTTTATCTTCAAACATCTAGCAGCGTTGTTGAGTTAACAGGTCCTGTTGTTTTTAGTAATGTGTTAAAAAAACATTTTGCTGACGTAGATATCTATCTTGATAGAGATGAAGATGTTAATAAAATAACAAATATTAAAGGTAAAAACAGCGTACGGTTTTTTGGCTATGATTACGAAGATTTTTGTACATGGAAAGTTTCAGAAATTGATAGAGCTCTTCACATGAATGAGATACACTGGAGAGAAGAAGCAGAAACAAAAAGTATTTTTAAATGAAGAAGTATTGGAAGATCTATAGTATTGTTTATGAGGGAAGCAAAAGCGGGCCTTCAGAAGTTATTGTAAATTTTGATGATTATGAATGGAGTAAAGATATTCCGGTTGGTCCGTTTAATCTAAATACCAAGATAGCTAAAGCTATTAAAGAGGTAACTGGTTTAGACATAAGAAGTTGCAAGGCTGATGTAATTTATCTTGACTAAACCTTAGGTTCATTCATAATATTGATATGATGAAAGTTACGAAAATTAAACAACAGGTTAGTCTACTTGTTTTTATCAAGAACAAATACAAGTATTCCGATCAAGAGACTAAACTAGAAGTTCTTGCTAATAAATTAGGAGGACGAAATATTGGAGGGGGCACAGATTTGTCTAGCGGTAAGCGAGATCAGCAATTTATCTTCAATAGTAAGCAAGATGCTAAGACTTTTCTTTCTTACTCAACTGTAAGGGAAAGTATTCTTAAAGATTATAGTTTAACGGAGCTAGAAAATGTCTGAAGCAACGAAAATGTTTGAAGAGGCTTTAAAGGACCTTAGAGAAAGCAATGACCAACTTCGTAAGAATCTTGACAAGCATATCCAAATTGGTGCAGAGTTCTCTAATATTATTAACGAGTTACTCGGGTATGTAGAGAAAAAAGATAAAGAAGACTATTTATATTTTGTTAAAATGGTAGAGAAAGCATTAGAAAGGAACAGATGAGCGCATACATTTACAAATTAGTTAGCCCCAAGAAGTTTGCTTGGATGGATATTCAGATTTCCCCTACACAATCAATTTGTAGTAAAGTATTTCATCTTAAATATTGGTATAAACCTAGAGCACTTCCTGATTATGATTCTAAAGAATACCGTAAAGTTTATGATGCTTTAACTAAGCAAGAGCTTAAGACACGTAACGATTTTAAGGGTATTAAGGTTAATTATGGTATTATTGTATCAGATAGGGATAAAGGTATCGGTACTCCTAATGCACTTCCTGGGGAATACTTTGGTGTGTATCAAGTTGTAGATATGAAAAGCGAGAGATTATCTGTTAATAGCTTAGAAAATATAATTTCAATTAATGATGAGAATTTTAATTTAAAATATCATAAAGCATTTCCTTTAAGTAATGCTCAAATTAGACATATGAAGAAAGACGAGCAGGCTATTAGATTGCTAGAGCTAGGAGTTCCTATTTAATATGCCTAAAATGTATCAAAAGAAGAAGTTCAAAGGCAAAAAACTTAATAAATGTAGGTATGAATATTCTACATGGATGGGAGAAGATTTAGGATGGGTAGATACATTTCGAGATATTGAAGGAGAGAATGCGTTGACTAATTATTACAAAGCTCGAGCAGATTATGAGGAAAGAGATTTTCAACGCAAAATGAGTCTATGGAATTTAGACTATAAAAGACTTCGAGAGTAGGAGGCAGATACTATAGCTGTGGCTGAATAGGTTAGACCTCAGCGCACCAAGCACATAGCTTGGAAAGCGAGACTAAGTTTCTAATCGTTCCTCCGCTCTTGATTTATTTTGAGTTTCTGTATAATAATAATATGAGTAAAAGTAAGAAATTAGATGTAAAACTAGATATCGACACCATTCATGTTGGTCCTTTTAAAGCTGTCAAGTATTATGAAGCTCAAATTGAAGGCCCAGATAGCTGGCTACAAACATTTGCAGATATCGGCCGTGAGGTAATTACGGAAGATCAATACCGTAACATTGGTGTTAATCATGTTCTTGAGAATGCAGTAAAGAATGAATTTAAGCTTGAGTCATTGAAGAAGAATAAGAAAAAGAAGTGAGCAAGTATACATTTACATCTGACTTTGTTCCTGATCAGCTTGATAGGAGCAATAAAGGTATTAAGGTTACTCATGAATTTGAAGCTGATACTATAGAAGAAGTTTGTACGCAGTTTGAAGACTTTCTTAGAGGTGCAGGGTTTCACTTTGATGGTCATATAGATCTTGTAGACAATTACCCAATTGATAAAGATGTTGAAGACAAGGAAGAATGGCCTTTAACAGATACAGATACTAAAGATATTCCTGCTCCTGCCAATCTAGAAGTTAAAGGTAAGTTTTATGTTGACCCTCCTAGCGGTTGGCAGTATGGGTTTCCTGCTGTATATGATAAAACCAAAGATGGTAACTTAGAAGAGTTTTTACGTAGCAAAGGATACCCAGAAAAAGATTTAAAGTTTGCCCTGCAGCATACTAGAAGCTGGTATGAAAATGATAAGCAAGGAATGGAACATTGAGCAAATTAAACAGTTTAATTGACATTTGGTTTACAGAAGATCAATTAAGAAGCATTCGTTTTGCTCTTAATAGCTACAAGCATAGTTGTGGATACATTGAAAAAGAAGAAATAAATATTATTGTTGATCATATAAATTATATTCTTAAAGATAAAAATGTGTCCCAACTGTAAATTATTAATTGGAACTGAATTCAATCCAAGCATATTATTTCTTTTATTTATGGTGTTTGGAGTTATTGGTTTTTTAACATACATAATAAAAAAGAACAAATGAAACAAGCTTTAAGATCATGACAACAGAACAAGAGAATAAGCTGTACACAGATTTTCCTAAGATGTTTAGGCAGAAAGATTTGCCTATGACTGAGACGTGTATGTGCTGGGGTATTGAATGTCCAAGTGAATGGTTTGATATCATATATGGAGTGTGTGAGACACTACAATCCATGACTGATAATAATAAAGATATCTCTGACAAATACCCTCAGGTAGAGTTACTCA